ATGTAAGCAAGATAAACACAGAGTAAAGCATTCTACTTTAGCAGATTACTGTGATATGATAGTAGAAGGAGTAAGTACAGAAGATGAACACTTTAAAGAAAGAGTAGTATAATGACATCAGATAAAATAACAAAAGTATTAAATAAGTTAAATCAGGTACTAGAAGATTTTCAAATGCTTAGAGATGGGACATGGGTTCCGGATGAATCCTCATGTGAGGCAAGTATAGAAAATGTTGAGAGTATCATATACACAGTAGAAAATGAGTAAACCAACACCAGCATGGGTGGGCCAATATACAGCCTTCAATGATGCACTAAAATATATGTACGCTAGGTCAACAGGAGATGAAAAATCAATTTACACTCCCTGGCCTAAGTTTAATGATGCAGCCACTGATGGACTAGAATGGAATACCCTTACTGTTATTGGTGGAAGACCTGGCTCAGGTAAAACTCTGATTAAAGATCAGATTATACGTGAGTCTTTTATGCTTAATCCTAATGATGAATTTAGAGTATTAGAATTTCAATTTGAGATGGTGGGTAGAACCTCAGCAATTAGAGAATTCAGTTCTATAACCGGTAAGACATATAAAGAGTTGTGTAGTGCTGGATCTGTATTAAGTACTGACACATTAAACAGTTGTCATCAGTATGCTAAAGAAAGAGTAAAGTATCCTGTAGACATTATATCAACACCATTGACTGTAAATCAAATGCGTGATCAAATTGATCAGTATATGACTAAACATAAAGGTGTAAAAACTATAATTACATTAGATCATACAATGCTTGTAAAGAGAGCGCCTTATCAAAACAATTCATTAGATATGTTATTTGAGCTAGGTGAGTTCTTTACACAATGTAAAAGAGATTATCCTTGTTTATTTATTGCATTATCACAACTCAATAGAAATATTGATAACCCTGATAGAGCAATTGATGGCAAGTATGGTAATTATATTCTTGAGTCTGATATATTTGGATCAGATGCAATGCTTCAACACGCAGATATGCTGATTGGTATTAACCGGCCAGCTAAGCAGAAGATAAGGTTCTATGGACCTGATAGATATATTATAGAAAATGATAGGACGTTGGTATTACATTTCTTAAAAGCAAGAAATGGTGATGCAAGAATGAGTTTTTTCAAAGCAGAATTTGAAAAGATGCAGATTGCAGAAATGCCTACTCCTGGACAACAAGAACGTAGATGATAAGCACTAAAAAATTAAACACAGAAATTATGGGATTAACTCCTGAAGAACGTAAACAAAAAGTAAATAAATTAAAAGAGGAGCATGAAGATTATTTTCAAACAAGTGGTAATCTAAATGCACTGTATATACCAAAGATGGCCTACAGGCCTAAAGGTAAAGATGAATTGCATGTATCATTCTTTCCTAGTGAGCTAGATAAAGATAAAGATATATATACTGAGTTTGTAAGTATTGATTATGATTCTGAAGATCCAAAAAGAACATTATATTTGCACAGAGCAAATCCACACTGGAAATCAGAATATGAATTAGTTACATCTAGCTCAGGATTTCAAAGACATCTTATACCTGTAAGTGAATTAAAAGTTATCAATGATATAACTTCTAGAAATGGTTCTATAATAGAAGAACCTAAATTTGTAGCAGACATAGGTAAAACATTATTTGATCTACCTAATCCTGATGCAGGTACAAGTACAGATCTAGTTGATAAACTTGAAGATATCAATCAAACATTAATAACATTAACTAAAGTAATCAATAAATTAATCAAGTAAACATGGCAAACAGCGTATTAGTAATTGCTGATTCAGGGACAGGAAAGTCTACCTCAATCAGAACATTAGATCCAAAAGAGACTTTCATTATAAACATAGCAAATAAACCTTTACCTTTTAAGGGTTGGAAGAGTAAGTATACTCAGATAACTAAAGACAATCCTAAAGGTAATCTTACCTCAGCTGCTACTGCTCCTGGTATTATTAAGGCAATGCGTCATGTAAATGACAAAATGGGCCACATCAAAACTATTGTAGTTGATGACTGGCAATATATGAGTTCTTTTGAATACTTTGATAGAGCTAATGAGAAAGGATATGAAAAGTTTACTCAGATTGCAGCTAACCTAGCACAAGTTGCTAAGTTACCAAAAGATCTAAGAGAAGACTTGACTATTATTTTCTTGACTCACTCAGAAGATTCAACTGATATAAATGGAAATAGAAAAATTAAAGCTAAAACTGTTGGTAAAATGATTGACAACACTTTAACTTTGGAAGGCCTATTCTCTATTGTTTTATTTGGAAAAGTAAATAAAAATGATGATGGTGAACTTATCTATGGTTTTGAAACTCAAAACAACGGAGAGAACACATGTAAATCACCAATGGGTATGTTTGATGATAAGTTTATTGCCAATGACCTACAATTTGTAACCAGTTGTATTGAAGAATACAACAAATAAATTAATAATTAAAATCAAAAATTATGTTAAGTACTAAAGACATGTCTGCCGGATCAGGTGGAACAAAACCAGTTATTGGAACAGGAAATCAAAAAGTAATGATCAACTCAATTACATTTGATCAAACACCATATGATATGGATGCATACAATATTACATTGCATGTAGAAAGTGAGCCTATTGTAGGTGAATTTAATGGATTCTTAAAGGATGTTAACAATCCTAATGGTGAACGTTATGCAGGCCAGGTAGGTAGAGTTAGATTCTCACCCTATCCATTTAAAGATGCTACATTAAACAATGGTAATGAAATCAGCAGAGATACAGAAGTATTAAAGGCTATGGTTTTCTTATCTGAAGTAGTTGGTAAAAGAGCTGAGCTTGATGCTATTGAAGCAAATACTATTGAAGACTTTATGATTAAGGCTGCAAAAATTTGTTCTCAAACAGGATATGTAAATGCATGTTTGGGTGCACGTGAATGGGAAAACAAAGAAGGTTATGTAAATAATGATTTGTTCCTTCCTAAGAGAAATAGAATGGGTGTACCTCTTGAAGAAGTAGATGCAGAAAATTCTAATCTTATTACATTTGACAAGAATGATACTAATCATTTCCGTCCTATGGTAAAGAAAGAATCTGCACCTGCTAATAACTTTGAACCAGCTCCTACTGCAGGATCTGACTTTGAACTTTAATATCTCCAATTAGAAAGAGTGGGCTCAGTATATTGCTGGGCCCATTTCTTTTTAATATCTTTGATTTTATGTTTAACACTAAAAACATTGTAGGAGAAGGACAAGATGTACCAAGTACTTGGGTATTTCAATATTACTTAGATCTTCCTGAACAGCTTACTGGTCAAGATGTTAAGATTAAATCTATATTTAATCCTAATGAAAGAACACCTAGCTTTTGCATATATGTAGATAAATCTATTATGCAGTATAAGTTCAAAGACTTTTCAACAGGAAAGAGTGGTAATAAAGTAGACCTAATTAAACTTGTATTTAATCTTGAATACCACGGAGCCATGACAAGGATGGTAAGTGACTATAATAAATATGTTAGATCATCAGAATATGTGCAACCAAAGTTTACACCTCAATCAAGATGGAAAATTGACTTTATTAAAGAAAGACAATGGACCACTGAGGATAGGAAGTTTTGGTTATCTTTTAGAATAGGTAAAACTATGCTTGAAGAGTACAACGTCAGACCAATTGATTATTATAATTTAATTAAAGATGATTCAGGTGAAATAAGAAAGCTAACTATAGGTAGTAAGTGGTGTTATGGTTATTTTGATAAGAATGGTGAAGTTTATAAAATGTATCAACCTTTTAGTAAGAAGTACAAATTTTATAAAGCAAAACCATATTTACAAGGTAAGGACCAGTTGACATACAAACAGCCTTATTTAGTTATTTGTTCATCTCTCAAGGATTCAATGTGCTTAAAGAGTATGGGTTATAACTTAGATGTTATTAGTCCTGACTCAGAAAATACTATGATTAAACCTCATATTATAGAGCACTTAAAGAAGAAGTATAAAAAAGTAATCACTCTATTTGATAATGATGACGCAGGTAGGCATGCTGTGGAAGTATATTTAAAAGAATATAAAATCCATGGTTTTGTGCCAACTATATGTAAAGACATATCAGACGCTATGAAAGAGCATGGGTTTGATAAAGTGCATAGTATGCTAAAGCCATTATTAAAAGAGACCTTAAATAAATAATATATGAAATGGTTTATACCGGGAAACGTACCTTCTAGTAAGAATGGAAGAAGATGGACAGGTAAATACTTTATTGCTAGTAAAGCTGTAATGAATTACAGAAAAGCTACTAAAGATATTTATCTTAAATATACTGAAGAGTTTAAGAAAGAACTCAAGAAGCATGAGCTTCCAGTTAAGATATCTTTTGAATTTATTAGAGGCAGCCGCCATAAATTTGATTATATAAATCCTGCACAAACAGTGCAAGATGATATGGTCAAGTATGGTTGGATAGAAGATGATAATGCAGAATTTATAATTCCTGCATTTGAGCAATATACTTATGATAAGAAGAATCCAGGCGTATGGATAGAGATAATTACAAAGTAATTACAATAGATGAATTTTTTAAATTAAAAGAAATGTTTCAAGGTTTACCTGATGATCAGGAGATGGCCTGGGAGATTTATAAGAATAATTATAAAGATGATGCTATTGACTTACTTATGCATAAAGCATTAGTTTTTAAACACAGAAAGAAGTTTGCTGATGCAGTTCAATTTATTGATCAGCCTGAAGTTGGCAAGCAGGCTTTATATATCTATATAGATTTTTATAAAGCAGAATCTATTTACAAAGAAATATTAGATAAAATTATGAATCAATGATAAAAATACAAGATCAGGTTGCACGGACAACCAAAAGTTTAATATTTACAGAGCCCTTTTACGGGCTCTTTTTAATTGGTATCAATAAGCAATACAGTGAGCATATTCCTACAGCAGGAGTAAGCAAGAAAGGTATTGGTATGCAATTGACTATAAACCCAGAGTTTTTTAATAATCTTAGTGAAGATCACAGATTTGGATTAATTAAACATGAGCTTTTGCATATTGCATTTGGTCATTTATTATTAAGAGATCTATATTCTGATCATAAGTTATTTAATATAGCTGCTGATTTAGAAATTAACCAGTACATACTGGAAAGTAATTTACCAACCGGTGGATTATTATTATCAAGTTTTCCTGAATTGAATCTTCCAACTAAAGCAGGTACTAAAAAGTACTATGAGCTTTTAGAACAAGCACAACAAGATGGGTCTTGCCCATCATTAGATAGCTTAATGGACACTATGGATGGTAATAGCCCACATTGTCATAGTACATGGGAAGAGTTTGATGAATTGCCTGAAGCTGATAAAAAATTGATGCAAAAACAAATTGAGCATCAATTAAAAGAAGCTGCTGAACAAACAGAAAAGAAATGTGGTAATATACCAGGTGAACTTTCTGATTTGATACGCAGGCTAACACATATTGAACCGCCTAAGTTTGATTGGAAAGGATATCTAAGAAGGTTTGTAGGTAATTCTTCTATAGTATATACTAAAAAGCTGAGACGTAAATACAATAAACGTTATGCTGCTAATCCAGGCCTTAAGATTAAATTCAAGAATCATATACTAGTTGGCGTTGACACAAGTGGATCTGTAAATAATGAAGAGCTGAAAGAATTCTTTAGTGAATTAGCTCATATGCATAAAACAGGTCATAAGATTACAATTGCACAGTGTGACACTAGTTTAAGAAGTGTGGTAGAATTTAATCCAAAGAAAGATTGGGAAATACACGGTCGTGGTGGAACTAGTTTTCAACCAGTAATAGATCATTTTAATGAAAATAAAGGAGCTTATACAGCTCTTGTATATTTAACAGATGGTGAAGCTTATTCTCCAGATGACTGTCCTAAGAATACCTTATGGGTTCTTAGTAGTATATCTGATATGAATGATGAGTTACCAGGACAAGTAATAAAATTAAATTAATAGAAAATGGCACAAGTAAATTTAAATGTAACAGAGTTAAAAGGATTTGTAAATCACATAATTACAAACAACAGATTTTTACAAAAGGGTGATAAAAGCCCTGTATCAGTAGAAGTTGTAGGTGAATCAGGCATTGGTAAGACTTCTACTATAGTAGAGCTTGCTCAGGAAAATAACCTAAAATTTGTAAAGTTAAACCTAGCTCAGATAGAAGAGTTAGGTGACTTAGTTGGTTTCCCTGTACGTCAATTTCAGATGTACAAAGAGAAAATAGTACCAGCAAAGAAATTAGATGATATCAGTTATACTGCCGCTCAAAGAGCTGCTGCATCTGCTGATTTAGCTAAAATGGGTCCTGTAACAAAAAAAGTTGGTCAATGGGTTGATGAACTTGCAGTACAAGAATATCTTAAGCAAGGATTTAAGATGACCGGTAAGAATAGAATGTCTTATTGTGCACCTGAATGGATTGCTGACGCTAAAGAAGGTGGTATCTTATTATTAGATGACTGGAACAGAGCTGACACAAGATTTATTCAAGCTGTGATGGAGTTGATTGACAGACAAACTTATATTTCATGGACTCTACCAAAAGACTGGCACATAATTTTGACAGCAAATCCGGATAACGGGGATTATATGGTTAACAGTGTAGATAGTGCACAGAAGACTAGATATGTAACCGCAAACCTTAAGTTTGATGTTAATGTATGGGCAGAGTGGGCTGAAGGTGCAGGAATTGATACAAGATGTATTAACTTCCTGTTACTTCATCCAGAACTTGTAACGCAAGAAACAAATGCAAGATCTATTACAACTTTCTTTAACTCTATATCAAGTTTTGATAATTTTGAGGATAACTTATCTTTAATCCAAATGATTGGAGAAGGTAGTGTTGGAGATGAGTTTGCTTCTATGTTTACAACCTTTATTAATAATAAGCTTGATAAGCTAGTAACACCAAAAGATTTGTTGACTCATGATAATGAGGCATACATCTTAGGTGAGCTTAGAGGTTGTATTGGTAAAGATGATACGTACCGTGCAGATATTGCATCTACTCTGGCTACAAGGCTGGGTAACTTCTCAGTTGTTCATTCTAAAGAGAATACAATAACTCAGAAGTTGACTGATAGATTAATAGCATTATGTACAAAAGATTATTTTACCAATGATCTTAAGTATTTAATTGTACGTACTATTTTTAATGGTAATAAAAAGAAGTTTAACAAATTGATGATGGTTCCAGAGATCATCCAAATGACAATGAAATAAAATGGCAAATAAATCAGTATATCAAGATTTTGATGCTGATGCTTTAGCTTACTTTGGACTAGAAAAGGACACTATTTATGGTGTCCTTTCTGGTTCAGAGGATGTTAATAAAGTATTATGTACTCAAGATCAAACAACTTATGAGAAAATAAATACTATACTAACGGTACCCACAGAGGATGACCAAACTTTTAGAACCAAAAAGAAAGCTTTTATATTACCTAAGTGTAATGCATCACAAGATAGATTAAAAGCTGCTCTTAAAGAGCATGGTATAACTGTAACAAATGATTATGAATTAGCAGATTTAATTATAGGTCATGAAGACATTACTGCTAATACATTACAGAATGCGGAAAATATCCCATCTACAATAATGATGAATAAGATATGGAATTATGAAACTACAATAGGAGATGCAACAAAAATGGGTGTTCTTAAAAAAGTATCAGATTCTGGTTTAGAGTGTATTATTACACCTAAAATTACAGACAATGTAAGATATTATGATATAGATATAAAAGATAGTCTATATGATAACTGGATGATTACTGGTATGGCTATAAATTTAGCGCATATAATTGATACCACAGACGTTAGTGTTATTGATCCTGAAACTGTGTTACATGCATCTGCTACTAAAATGACTCTTGATGAAGAGCTTTTTAATGATTTAAAAGCACAACTGAATGCTTATGGTGATGATAAGGCTTTAGCTCTTAAAATTATTCCTACTATTGATTATAAGAAAAACTATCATTTATTATGGCAGTTTGCTCAAGACTGTAGTAGTATAACATATGCAGACAATAGAGATAAAGATTTGCAATATTGGTTGCAAGCATCAAACTTTAATTTTTTTACCCATAAAAGTGCACAAGACATGATACTATGGTTAGAGGATCAAGATAAACTTGATAAAGTATCATTTAGATATCTTGAGCCTATAGTGAGGAGAGAAATAAGCATTCACAACAGAGATCTTTATACATTTAAAGTAGCTGTTAAAAAAGAATATCAAAAATATTTAAAGAAATGAAAAAAAGAGTAAGTATAGAAATTAATTGTCAAGCTGCTAATATAGATAACAATGGTAGACTAACAGGAAATGCATTTAAATGGAACTTTCTTGATGGTATGCATGTTTATTGCAGTAATTCATGGGAAGTTAGAGCAGAAGATATGCAAAAGCTTGGTGTACCAGGCCTTGTAGATTCTGTTGACTTGCAAGATAAAAAAATCTATAGGTATCCAAGATTGGATTTACCTAGACAGAAAGTAGATCTTTTAAAAGAGAAGTTTAACTGTAAAGTTATTAGAGATATAAATAAAGCTGACATAGGTATTGTATCTATGAAGTTCTTTGATAATCTAGTTAATAGAGAATGGGGAAATTCTATTTCATATGTAGAGCTCTATGGTATTTTATCAGAACTTAAAAATTCAGATTTATTATCTGACTCTGCACTAACTGAACTAAGAGATTTTATGTCTCAAACAGATACTACATATAGAGTTACTTTTAAGTATAATAAAGATTGGTCAGAATCTGATCCTACTGCAATAAAAATGTATGAGTTTGTAGAACAAATATCACAAGCCAACAGGAAAGAAGATAGAGGTCATGATTGGATATTACCAAAAGAGAACTATGATACATATGACACCATAATAAATTCTGGTGTTGATCTTATTGCAGACATTGATGTATGTGCTATAATAGATGAAGACCTTGCTGTTTTAGAAAATGAAAAGTTTGATGAGGTAGAAAAGATGGTTACTAGTAGTGACATAGATAATAGATCATTAGCTTTAGAGATGTTGGCTAACTCCAATATTGAAAAATCTTTTGATGTGGTATCTGGTATTTATTTCTGGCACTATGATTGGCTTAAGGCTACTACAAACTGGAACACAGTTAACGTTAAAGCTTTTAGAAAAAGAATGAAATCTTATGAGGGAAACCATAACACTCAAGCTATTTACTCTTTCAATAAGTATCTAAATCTTTTGGCTACTGACAGAAAATTAAGTAAATTTGCTGTGGATAGTACCAAAGAAAAGCTTCATAAAACATTTTTAGGTAATCTAGTTGGCCCACGTGCAGATGTATTTAGGGTAGACTTAGATTCACTATATATCAATGAAGAGTTAACTAATAAAATTATTTCAGATGAATAGAAACATGGAAAGGGAAGAGGAGTTTTATGCAAATAAGAATTTTGCATTTAGCTATTCTTCTCTTAACAAATTATTATTTTCCCCATCCTTATTTTATAAGGACTATATTTTACAAGATCGTGAGATCAGAACTGACAAGCATTTAGTAGAAGGTAAACTTGTGCATTGTTTAGTATTTGAACCTGAAAACTTAAACAAAAAGTTTAACATTGTACCCGGTAAAGCACCATCAGATAGTGTTAGAAAGGTCCTAAAAAACATGTCTTTATATACTGATGCAAAATTGTTATTTGATGTTCCATCTGAAATAGTATTGGATTCACTCAAAGAAATGAATTTGTATCAATCTCTTAAAACAGATGAACAACGTATTGTAAAGATCATAAAAAAAGAGTTTGAACCTTATTGGGAATTCTTATCTAATACTAATGTAGATGTCATTAATGAAGATACATTATTAGACTGTACTGCTAAAGCTGAAGTTATAAAAGCTAATGAAGAGGTTATGAGTTTATTTAAAAATCAATCAACTGATTTTGATTTAGATCCAATATCCACGCATGCAGAAGAATATCTTAAATCTAAGTTAGAGACATTTGCTTTTGGTTTACATGGCTATGTTGATTATTATACAGTTGACACTGAGACAAAGACAGTTACAATATGTGACCTCAAAACATCCGGCAAGACTGTAGATAATTTTTCTGAAAGTGTTGACTTTTATAACTATTGGTTACAGGCAGCTATATACTCTAAAATGGTATATGATTCTCTTGGACAAGATAGAGATGACTACACAATAACATTTAAGTTTATAGTCATTGATAAGTATAATCAAGTATATGTTTATGAAGTATCACAAGAGTCAATGGTCAAATGGGCTGAGGGTTTAGGTGGTGTTTTAAAGATTGCAGATTATCATTACAGTGAGAAAAACTATTCATTACCTTATGATTTGTTAATAGAAAAGGTTAAATTATAGTATGGGTGTATATTTAGAATATTTTCAAAAAAGCAAAGTATTTCTTTATCCTTTACTAGAAATAAAGAAAGGCATTACCCGTGTACCAATACAAACGTATGTTGCATGGGATAATGTCTATTCTACAAATGACCTTAAGTTTTTATGTGTTTACACAACAAAAAAAAACCCAAAGTTCAATAGTTTTGTAAACAACAACTTAATGAAACATTCATTGCTTGAAGAAGTGATAGAGTTAAAAGAAAACAAGCACTTGTTTATTTATGATTTTACAAAGTTTAAATCTGACTATAAAAAATTCCTTGAAGGTAAATATTCTCAGTACAGTTTAAATAGTAAAATTAGTATAATAGATTTCTTTGGAACACAAGATAAGATTGGATCATACGTTGAAGGATTTCTTACACCAGAAGGTGTGCATGAAGAATATGCTGAATTCCTAGGTGTAAATATAAAATCTGTAGAAGATATATATGAAGTATGTACTCCTCCTGATCTTACCAAAGAAATGTTAATTGATAATAATCATGTTATTAATCAATTATTAAAAAATAGTTCCATATCTTTGACAAATAAATAATAAATTATGGCAAACCAAATTGGACAAAACATGATGTTAGTAAATTCTACTTTTAGAAATACTAAATCATTTACTTTAATTCCTGTGAGCTTAGACTCACCTTACACAGAAGCCATGTTTGACCCAGCGTCAGGCATATTAGCAGTCATCAGTAAAGTGATGAAACAATCTTATCATATGGTACCTAAATTGGATGATGATGGTCAACCGCAAAGGTTAAAAAATCCAAATCCACAAACAGGTAAGACACATAAAGAAGAAAGAAGATTGGTAGATACATTTTCTGAGTTTTATCTTAGTGATAGAGCTGATATAGAAACATTCATTCATATGTTTGCAATTAATGCTGATAACTTTTCAGTTGAAGAATTCTTTGTAGACTTACAGAAGACAGAACCTTCTAAAATAATTATTCCGGGCTAATAGGCTTCCCATACTATCCACCTATTAGACTGGTACAAAGAAACCTCATTGATTTGGGGTTTTTTTGGCACTAATATTTAAAAGTACAAACATGAAACATTGGGTAATGGACTATGAGACTTTATCTAATTGTTTTACCGGGGTATTTGAACACTATAAGACTACTGAAAGGAAAATCTTTGTTGTTCATGACCTGCGTAATGATTTAGATAGTTTCATAAGTTTCCTTGAAGAAAATATTAACAACAGAGAGTGGCATATATCCTACAATGGATTAGCTTTTGATGGCCAAGTCACTCATTATATAATAGATAATCACTTTTTGTGGTCTGATTTAAGCGGTTGTGAAATTGCTCAAATCATTTATAAGTATGCCCAACGTTGTATTCAAAAATCTAATGCAAAAGAATTCAGTGATTACCCTCAATGGAAGATGCAAATAGGTCAGATAGACATATTTAAATTACATCATTGGGATAATCCAGCTAAACGTTCAAGTCTTAAATGGATCCAGTATAGTATGGATTGGGAAAACATTCTAGATATGCCTATTCATCATGAGACAGAAATAAAAACTCAAGAAGAAATAGATATTATCCTTGAATATTGCATTAATGATGTTAGATCTACAAAAGAAATATATAATAGATCTAAGTCTCAGGTTGGCCTAAGAAAAGAACTAACTGCAACTTATGACATTAACATGTTTAGTGCATCAGAACCAAGGATCAGTAAAGAAATATTTGGTTATTACTTATCTAGAAGCTTAAATATACCAATGAGAAATCTTAAACAAATGAGAACTCATAGGGATACCATAAAAGTTAAAGATATAATATTACCATACATCTCATTTACATCTCCTGAGTTTAAACTACTACATGAAAGGTTTAAATCACTTGAGATAGATGCATCTAAGTTAAAGGGTAGTTTTAAGTACAACATCTTGTACAAAAATGTTAAGACTCATTTTGGATTAGGTGGTGCACACGGTGCAGCGGCTAAAGGTGTTTATGAAAGCTCAGATGATATGATTATTATGTCATCAGATGTTACTAGTTTTTACCCTAATCTTGCTATTAAAAATCAATGGTCTCCGGGTCATTTCCCAAAAGAAGCATTTTGTGACCAGTATGAGTGGTTCTTTGAGGAGCGTAAGAAGATACCTAAGAGCAATCCAATGAATTATGTATATAAGATTATACTTAATTCTACTTTTGGTCTTAGCAATGATATAAACAGCTTCTTTTATGATCCTGAGTTATGTATGAGAATTACAATTAATGGTCAGTTGACACTGATGATGTTGTATGAGCAAATAATGGAACGTATACCTGGCGCAATTGCTTTATTGCAAAACACAGATGGTGTAGAAACTATTATACCTAGAGAGCACTATGATTTATATATGGAAATATGTGAAGAATGGGAGCGCACTACAAGTTTAAACTTAGAACATGATGAATACCAAAAATTGGTACTTTCAGATGTTAATAATTACATTGGTGTAAACAACTTTGTAAACGTTGACATTACTAAGTGGAGAGAGATTAAACAGAGTCAGCCTCATTACCTATTTAAGGTTGAGAATGATAAGTTTAGCTTTGCCCCTGTTAAGCTTAAAGGTAGATTTGATTTTCATAACCTGCAGTTACATAAGAATAAGTCTAAGCTAGTGATCCCAAAGGCCATATATCAATACTTTGTTAATGATGTACTACCAGAAGATTACTTAGAAGAGAATAAAAATATTCTTGATTACTGTATAGGCGGTAAATCAAAAGGTGATTGGCAACAAGTAGCTCGTAGTATAAAAAATGGTTCCTTTAATGAAGAGTCTTTGCAGAAAATTAATAGATATTTTATATCTAAAGATGGTGTAAAGATTATTAAAGTCAACAAAAATGACGGGCGTGAGATTCAATTAGAAGCAGGTAGATGGGTACAAACAGTCTTTAATAAGATGAAAGTGGCTCCTAAATGGTCTGACTATAATATAGATAAGCTATATTATATGCAAGCTATTGAAGCAGAGATTAATAGTATATTAACAGTAAATACAAATCAACTAAAATTATTTTAAATGTCAAAAGAAATCAAATTTAATATAGAAGCTAGGAATGGCTTAAAAAATGGTGTGGATGCCTTAGCTAATGCAGTTAAGGTAACCCTAGGCCCTAAAGGAAGAAACGTAGTTATTTCTAAATCCTATGGTAGACCACAAGTAACTAAAGATGGTGTTACTGTAGCTAAAGAAGTAGAATTAGAGGACCCATTAGAAAATATGGGTGCTCAGATGGTTAAAGAAGTAGCAAGTAGAACCAATGATCTGGCTGGTGATGGAACTACAACAGCTACAGTTTTAGCTCAGGCAATTGTTTCAGAAGGATTAAAGAATGTTGCTGCAGGCGCTAACCCTATGGATTTAAAACGTGGAATAGATAAAGCAGTAAGTACTATTGTGGATCATTTAGCAGATAATACCATACCAGTGGATAAGTCTTCTGATATGATCAGACAAGTTGCTAGTATTTCTGCTAATAATGATCATGTTATAGGTAATCTTATTGCTGCAGCTTTTGAAAAGGTAGGTAAAGAAGGTGTAATTACTGTTGAAGAAGCTAAGGGAATGGAAACCTATGTGGATGTTGTAGAAGGAATGCAATTTGACAGAGGATACTTATCTCCATATTTTGTTACTAACCAAGAGAAGATGTCTGTAGATTTAGAAAATCCTTATATTCTTATAGTTAACAAGAAGATTTCTGTTATGAATGACTTGTTACCTGTTTTAGAGTTAGTAGCTCAGTCAGGTAAACCTTTACTAATTATTGCAGAAGATGTTGACGGTGAAGCATTAGCAACTCTTGTTGTAAATAAACTAAGAGGTGGTCTTAAAATAGCTGCAGTCAAAGCTCCAGGTTTTGGTGAGAGAAGAAAAGGTATGTTAGAAGATATAGCAGTTTTAACAGGAGGTACAGTAATCTCTGAAGAAAGTGGTGTTGCACTAGAAAATGCAACATTAGATTTGTTAGGTAAAGCTGAAACAATTACTGTAGATAAAGAAAACACTACAATTGTAAATGGATCAGGAGATGCTGACTATATTGAAGAAAGAGTTTTAAATATTAAGTTTCAAATTGATACTTGTGAAAGTGAATATGACAAAGAGTTATTACAACAACGTTTAGCTAAATTAGCCGGTGGTGTTGCAGTTCTTTATGTTGGAGCAGCATCTGAAGTAGAAATGAGAGAAAAGAAAGATAGAGTTGATGATGCACTTGCTGCAACTAAAGCTGCTGTTGAAGAGGGTGTTGTTATTGGAGGTGGTGTAGAATTGCTTAAAGCTAGTAAAATACTTATTTATGAAACTAATTTTAATGATGAAAGCACAGGTGTAGATATTGTAGCTAGAGCTCTTAGATCACCATTCAGAACTATATGTAAAAACGCAGGTGTAAGTGCTGATGTAAAAATGGAAAGTGTATTATCAAGAGGTGACGGTTTTGGTTATAATGCTAAAACAGATGAATATGTAGATATGCTTGACGCAGGTATTATTGATCCTAAAAAAGTAACAAGGATTGCATTAGAGAATGCTGCTTCTGTTGCTGGTATGATACTTACTACAGAATGTGCATTAATTCAATCAGGGGAAGATCAAATGGGAGCAATGCCTCCAAGTGGTGGTATGCCAGGTATGCCATTTTAATAAACTAAAAACTAAATTATGGATTATTTTGAATTAGAATGTGCAGTTGAAAGCTGGGCAGAAGAAAAAGGTATCTTTGACAAAGCCACACCAATGGCCCAAGCGTTGAAGACATTAGAAGAAACAACTGAGCTTTGCACGGCTATCAATGCTGATGACCGTGAAGAGATTGTTGATGCTATGGGTGATATTATGGTCACCCTGATTATTCAGGCTAAGATGCAAAATGTATCTTTAGAATATTGCCTTAAGTCAGCTTATAATGTTATCTCTAAACGTACAGGTAGAATGATTAATGGACAATTTGTAAAAGATTAATTTGCTGTGTCAGATTAATTTATTATATTTACACTTCAAAAGTTTAATATTATGGGACATAAAAAACCAACAGAGACCACAAGGTCTTATTTAGAGAATGCACCCTTACCTAATCATGGTAAGACATATACAGTTGTCACACACAAAGAGGTGATAGACAATACGTTAACCCTGCTCAGAAAGAGCGGGTTCACAGTTCAAAGAGAGATATACAGAGCAAATACTAATGCTACAATTGCACAAGGTATTTATCATATCTATCCTAGTAGAAGTGTTGATGATGAAATCATTAATGAAACTGAATTAGGGATGATGTTTGCTTGGACAAATTCATATAATAAACTTGTTAGATTCCAGTGTGCTATTGGAGCTTACGTTAAGATTTGTTATAACGGCATGGTTGCCGGGGATATGATGAATTTTAAAAGAAAGCATACCGGGACGGCAAATTTAGATTGTTCTATAAACATTGCTGATCAAGTTAAGAATGCTGAAAAGTATTATAAACGTATTATCCAAGATAGAGATGCAATGAAAATGATCACTCTTACTGATAGAGAACAAGCTGAATTAGTAGGTAGAATGTTTGTACAAGAAGAATTGATTGATTCTCAACAAACATCTATTATTAAAGCTGAGCTAGCTAAACCATCATTTCATTATGGGACAGAATCAAATACCTGTTGGACTTTTTACAATCATGTTACACATGCATTAAAGAAAGCACATCCACGGTACTGGTTACAAGATAGCCAGAACTTTCATGACTTTATTGTTGCAGAGTGTTTGAATAACTCTCAACCTGCCCTAAAGAAAGAGACTATATTATCTGACAAAGTTGTAGTTATTTCTGAACCAGTAAGTGAAGTTGTTGAAGTTGATGAAGATATAACTGACACACAATTAATAGAAAATGTATTTTTAGATCAGTGAAATTAATAGTTGCACTTTTATTAGCTATACTCTTTTTATACATTAGTAGTCAAAACAAAATGAATAAATAGGAGAAAACCAACCGGGGTCTGAGTTACGCATTCTTAGGCCCTGGCTCCTTATTTAATTACCCTACAAAAGAAAAACACATGAAGAAATTTCTAGAGTTTGCTTTAATATGGTATAGTCAGCAGATGGCAATACCTTTTTGGGTTATAGGTCATGTGCACTTATCAATAAATACATATAAAGACATACATGAAATTATTGCTAGCATGGGATTAAACCTGATCGTAGCAATAGGCTTTATTATAGACTATCGTAAAAATAAAGACAAATGAAAACACCAAAGAGAAATGAAAAAAGCTGAAACTAGAAAAGCTACTCCAGTATTTACTGGTGTTCTTAGATACTTCCCGGATGCTATTATGGAAATAGCTCGTGTATCCTTACAGGGAAACAAACAACACCATCCTGATAAACCTTTGCATTGGGACCGCACTAAATCTAATGATGACTTTGATGCATTAGCTAGACATCTTATTGATGCAGGTACTATGGATGATGATGGAATTCGTCACACCGCAAAGGTTGCTTGGCGTGCTCTTGCATGTTTACAAAAAGAACTAGAAGATGCTGAAGCAATTGAAGAATAATAAAGCCCGGAATAAACCGGGCTCTATTTTAAAATGCTATGTTTATTCTTTAGGGTAAAATCTAACTTCAATGTTACCTTGAAGTAGACCTTTAGTACTTGGTGTATTATCTTCCTCTAAGAAATCAATTTCAACAATTACAGGACCTATAGTAACAGGACTTTGTCTAAAGTATAATTCTGCAGGATTAACTCCTTCTGTTATTACTGATCTACCACCTACTAGACACCATACATCCATACCTACACGTACATCTTCACAAGCGGTTGCCGGATCACCCGGTGCATGAAAGGAAAAATTATACTGACCATTCTTTGCTAATGTACAAGTAACCTCACAAGATGTTGTATTTTCAAGTATGTTTAGTGTTATTGGGCTACCTTTTGGATGAGTCCATGATGCAACAAACGTCTTATAAGGTAAAGAACCACCACCAGTACCATTAGCAACTGCAGTAATTCTACCTTGTTGATCAACCGTTATGTCTGCACTAGTATATGCACCTGGCGTTACTGCTGTATCATCTAAATCAATAGTTAATGTATCTGTTGCAGATGCTGTTGATGTTAAACCAACACCTCCTGCTATTAGTACAGTATTATTTGTTTCTATTGTTTGTGAACTTCCTAAATCTCCAACTAAGTTCCAGCTTGTATATTCTGTTGGTATTGATGGGAATGTAATTAAATTACCCTGGCCGTTTATATACTCAGATGCAGATCCTGCCCATGTAAAGTCTAAAGTACTGTCTCCTGTATTACTGCTATCATTTGTTACTGCAACATCTAATGCATCACCTGCTGTTGTTGCTGCTAATGATAGTACACTTGCAAAAGTTATAACACTAGGGTTACCTGATACCATGCTAACACCGGGACCAACAAACTCAAACGCTCCTGACTCTGTAGTATTACCAACCTTAATACTATTTACTGTACTGAATGATAGAGCACTTATAGTTAATGTTTTAACACCATTTACATCTGTATCAACTGAACCTGATAAACCTGAACCTATTGTTACTTTTTCACTCCAATATCCTGCTTGAGTATCTGCTGCATCATATTTAAATTTCACATCTTCTTGAGTAGGGAATGTTGTTAATTCACCTTCTCCATTTATATACTGTCCAGCTACCCCTTTAAAATCTATAGTTAATTTAGGTGTTGTTGTTGGATCAGCTACAGTAAAGTCAATTGAATTTGCTACAACAGGAGTTACTTCAGTTGAAACAGTAGTTACAGTTCCTGGATTTCCTCCTGGAATTGCTGACCATACATTATCTTTACTTAAGAATTTACCTGAAGTATCTGTACCATCAACTGCTGATAATTCTGCTGTTACAACAACATCACCATCTACAGCACCTGTTGGTGTCATATCAATATATGTACCATTTTGTGTGTCTACAGTTTCAACTATGTTTGTTGGAATAGAAGGAAAAGCTTGTAAAGCACCTGTTCCATCTATATAGTCTGTTGTTGCTCCTGCACCTGCAAGAGTTAATGTTCCATTACTTGTTACAGGACTATTAGTTACAGTAAATGCTGAGGGAGCTGCTAAACCAACACTGGTTACAGTTCCTCCACCTCCTGATGCAATACCGTAAACAGTACCATCTATACTTATAGAAGTTAAGTCTACTGTAGGATTGCCCGGATTACCAACTACTACAGAACCTGATCCTTCAACCCATGGTACATTAACAACAAGTTGTGATGCATCATTGAATTGCACACCATAAGTTCTTTGATCTACATCTGATACAGCAGCTGCTGGTTGTGCTTGTACAACATCACTCCACAATTTACCTGTTCCGGTAACTGTAGATGTCATTACTGGTGAAGATGATCCTCCAGTTGCAGTAATTGTTACACCATTTGATCCATCATCAGTAAGTGTAATATTAGTACCTGCTTTTAATAGGACTTTGTCTAATGTTCCATCTGATCCTGCTAATCCTATTGCAAAATCATCTGTACCAGATACTTCACCTGTTAAATCATAAGTAGTTTCTGCAGGTAAAGTAATTTTTTGTGTAGTAATTTCATCTACATGACCCCAATTATCTACTTTTATAACTGAAACAGCATCAAAAGAATCTCCAAAACCTGGATCAAGATTGTTATTGATATAGGTAGTAGTAAGTTTATCATGGTTAAATGTTATAGAATCAGAACTATTGGCAATTGTTGTGATTTTATCACCACCAATAAAAAATACTGTACCATCACAATCAACATTAAATCCACCTTCTCCTCCTACAATCCATTTACAACCGCTTGCTTCATTATCTTTCCAACCTACAGTGCCATCAGGTAGTGCAACAAGGATCTGACTAGGTGTCCCTTCTGTTTGATTAAAATCTAAAACTTTTGATGCTAACCATATCTTATTTAATGGGTCTGAAGTACCTAAACTAACATTACCTGCTAATGTTGAGTCTGCTTTAACAAAGAGATTACCATTTACACTAATTGTTGTGTTACCGGCATCTTGAGTTATGATACTATCTTTTAATGCTTTTAGTTCACATACTCCATCTGTCTCAGTATAAACAGGAACAAATCCTATTTCTCCTGATCCATCTATAGTTCTAGTTAACCCTTTAGTTATTTCACATACTAAATCTTGACCCTTTATAACAAAAGGTTCCATCCTTGGTGCATAAGAAGTTCCAGTATTTAATGTACTGTTTCTCTTTTTACCAAACTCAAACCAATCTGTCTGTAGATTAAGAGTTTTCTTGTCTTTGTTTCTTTGCAGTAGGTTTAAAACCTCTTGTATAAATACGCTCATTTTGTTTTTTTTATAAGTACAGTGCAGATAGTTTAACGCCTGCTTGTACTGTGCATGTTATTGTTATATTTCCATCAGCATCATTAAATGCATCAACTTCAAAAGGTCCTAAAAAACCTTCTTGCCCAGCTGTCAAAGTTATTACAGCGTTTTCCTTAACTAATGTTCCTAATGAAGGATCTATTACTGTTGTTACCACTGGTATTACAGTAGCAGTTACTGATACAGCACTATCATTTTCTAAATGAAAGAATTCTGTTCCTGTATTAGCTAATTTATCACCTGCTGCTGCAGGTGTTGTTGTTGTGGGCTTTAAACCCTCCTGCAATATTCTTTGTGCAATTAATGTTGCCATAATTAATTATTTACAATATCCATTTTTAAAAGCTTCTGATTGAACAGGTTCTGCTGCTCTAGTAGACTTTTGTGGTGGATTTAAGTTTGTTTTTTTAGCCATTCTAATTCTTGCTTCTACAGCCTTTTTATTCTTAGCATTTTGTATTGCTTGAGGAATAGCCGTAGGATTATAAACACCATTAGTTGTAGCTCTTTTATAGTTAGCTCCCTGCATAGGGAATGATATCTTTTTTGCCATGATTACTTCTTTTTAGATTTTGTTCCACCATACATTTTATAGTCTATCACTGACCCGCCAGACATAAAACCTTTTAGTCCTCCACTTTTAGCCATTGATTCCATTCCTGCTTTACCTGGAGTTATGTCTCCATCACCAGCACCTTTTGTAAATCCACCACCATATGTGTATTTTTCATTTTTCATAATTCTTAATTTTTAATTTTTATTACTAATTGATTTAAATTTCTCAGCTCCCCTTGAACCAAAGTAAGCTACATAAACTGTTATTAATAATGACTTTAATAAGTCTACCCATACTGAATCTACTTTAAAGTCAATGTCAGTACTGTCCAATAACATAAATATTACCATTGATATAGTTAAAAATATCAAAGTCATTGGTCTAGTGTTTTTACTTAGCCAAGAATCAGAGCTCATGTCACTGACCCAACGCTTGCTAACCTCTTGCATTTCAACCATATCTTGTTCAAGCAGTTTTAATGCATGCTCTTTATCAACTGGTGATAATGTTTCCTCTTTTTGTATTAAAGATTTAACCATACCTAAAACACCTGCATCAGGAAGCAACTCCCCGGCAAGACCAAGTATACTAGGGACCTTCTTTGTAAGGAACTGTCCTACTTTGGTATCTTTAAACTTCTTTTTAGGTTTTTTATCACTCATTTTTTTAATTTAAGGGTATACTAATATCTCCAAAGGTGTTCTAAGCAATTGACTATCTTGTAGTACATTTGTTGCACCAAAATACGTTTGTAAAGAAAAGTCAGCACTACTTGTACTATTTATATTAAATAGATGTGGGCTTGACTTACCTGTTTGTGATATATTTATTACTGCTTTATCTATGTCAGCCAGATCACTGGAAAAATCAAATTGATATGTTCCTACACCATCTCTACTTACACTTAATGTAAAATCTGTTGTATTTTCTAAAACAGTTATTACTGGAGCACTATCACCAGCTTGGGTCAACAATGCTCTATATATTTTTGGTATTGTTGTAAAGTTTGAAATACTTATTGTATCTCCTTTTGTTTGAACATCTATATCACCACCACCAATTAAAGTTCTAAACCTCAATTGATCACCCACTTCACTTTCAAAAACTTCTTGGCCTCCACCTATATTAATTGCAGATGTTTGATCACCACCACCTGTTGCATTAATAACTAATGAACTACCATCATCACTTATATTTATATTAGAACCTGCCACTATAGATTTAAATCTCAGTGATTCACCAACTTTATCTTTATATAAACCAAAACCTCCTCCTATATTTTCTGCAGTATTTGGTTCACCTTCTGTTGTGATTTCTACATAGTCATCATCTGAAGATAAATTTAAAGTTAAATTAGAACTTAATGATTTAAGTGTACGGAAATATACTGTACATTCACCTGTATCAGGATCATTAACAGTTTTTTGATAAACTGTAGCTGTATCTCCTTTAGCTACAACTGGTGTATTTTCATTAGTACATCCCTTACCTTCTATCTTAAAGTCACTAATCTTAATAAGCTTAACCGCTTTATAAGGGATGGGAGATGCTACACCAGTCATGTCTGGAGTTTCATTCCATTTACCTAGTACTAAGACATCATCTTTTTCAGCAACTTTAGAATACTTGCCTTGTCTAATTAAACTTAATATGTCAGTTAAAATATTCATATCTTATTTGCCATCATAGGTCCATCCACCCATTTTATATTTTTGTTTTTTATCTTTGCCGGATTTATCCTGTACAATTCTTTCTGCATCACCTCCCTTACGCATTTTTTCTGTGTAAGAGCCTTGCATCATGTCTTCTAGTTCACCACCAGTTCTCATAAGCATTTTACTTTTTTGCCTTGATAACTTCTGCTTTGGTAAACATGGTCTATTTTTTGCCATTTTAATTAAATTTAAATATCCAATGTAAACGTTACAAAGAACAAGTATACTTTCATTGTTGCATAATTAAACTCAGCATCTGGTTGTATAAACTCCCATCCTAATGCTAATCTGTTATGTGGCCAATGAAATGCTATTTCTAATTGCCAATCTCCCATTATATTTTACTTTTGGTTTTATTACATAGTCCTTGACGGCAGTGTCCTAAACAAACCTTACCTCTTGAAACCCACTGAATTAATAAACAAATTTGTCTCATTTTTTTACTGGTCTTTTTTTAGGAGCCCTTTTTCTAGTTTTACCTACAACAGCTTTAGGAACATGCCCTAGTTGATTACCAACCTCTTTTATTGCTCTACCTACATCAGCTAATTCATCTGCTGTAAGTTTATAGCGTTTTACAATTTCTACTAATGTAGATTTTGCTTTTTCATCTATTGTTGTTCTTGACCATATAGCTATCCAATAGTCTTGTAAACTATAAGTCCAAATAACGTGTATAATTTTCTTAAACATATTTATGTTTTTAAAGTACTATATTAATAATATACAAATTTTGTCAGACTTAAACAACTGATTGAGACATATAAATATTATCTTCGCATTGCTTACTGATATATATAAATAATAAACATTGGTTCTCTTTTATATCTCAGTTGTATTTAGTAAATTAAATATATCTAGTAGCTTCATTTTCTCCTGTAGGAAATGAGGCTTTTTAATCCTTAATAAATAACCTTATGAACAAAAACATCTTTAAACCCAGAGTAAATATACTACCGTATGAGTATCCACAACTATTAGCATACAAGGATGCCATTAGACATTCCTACTGGATTGATACAGAATTTAATTTTACAGAAGACATACAAGACTTTAAAGTCACTATATCAAATGAAGAAAAAGATGTTATTAAAAAGACAATGCTTGCTATTGCTCAGATAGAAGTTAATGTAAAAACTTTTTGGGGAGATCTTTATAAGCGCATGCCTATTACAGAAGTAGGTGATGTAGGCTTTACTTTTGCTGAGTCAGAAGTAAGACATAAAGATGCCTACGCCAGGCTGCTTAGAATACTAGGATTAGAAAAAGAATTTCAATCAGTAGTTGAAGTGCCTGCAATAGAAGGTAGACTTAAGTACCTAAAGAAGTACTTAGATGGTACACGTTCTAGAGACAATAAAATGTATACTAAGTCTGTATTACTATTTTCTTTATTTATAGAACACGTAAGTCTATTTAGTCAGTTTTTAATTATGATGAGCTTTAACAAAGAAAAGAATGTACTTAAAGGTATATCTAATGTTGTTGAAGCTACTAGTAAAGAAGAAGAGATACACGGCAACTTTGGTGCTGAACTTATTAATATAATTAAGAAAGAAAACCCGGAGTGGTTTGATGAAGAGTTTGAAGAACTCATTTATTCTGCATGTAGAAAAGCATATAGAGCAGAGTGTGGTATACTAGATTGGATTTTTGAACAAGGAGAGCTTGAGTTCTTACCAAAACAAACCATCTATCACTTTATAAAAAACAGATTTAACAACTCTCTAGAAAAGATAGGTATGAAACCAATCTTTGAAGTCAACCAAGAACTTTTAAAATCAGTAGAATGGTTTGATATAGAGATAACAGGCACTAAAGAAGGAGACTTCTTTTACAAGAAGAGTGTTGACTACAATAAAAAAAGCAAAAGCATCACAGTTGATGATTTATTTTAAAAACAAAAACCAATGGAATATAATAAATACTACTGGCTGAATGAAGACAGCCGCACATTTTTATCAAGAGGGTATATATCTGAAAGCCCTGAACAAAGAATCAAAGACATTGCTATAAAAGCAGAAAAGTATTTGAATATAAAAGGCTTTGCAGAAAAGTTTGAGGACTACATGGCAAGAGGTTTTTACTCTTTGTCTACTCCTGTATGGATTAATTTTGGTAAACAAAAAGGTTTACCTATAAGTTGTTATGGATCTAACGTTGATGATAACTTAGATAGCATATTAAATGCTGGCCGTGAAATTGGAATGATGAGTAAATATGGGGGAGGCACAAGTGCTTTTATTGGCAACATTAGAGCAAGAGGAACTGAAATATCTACAGGCGGCTTTGCTGATGGCCCAGTGCACTATGCTAAGATTTATGATACTGTAGTAGATGTATGCAAGCAGTCTGAGGCTAGACGTGGTGCTTGTGCAGTATACCTACCAGTTGAGCATGCGGACATCTTAGAGTTCTTGGATATTGGCACAGAGGGTAACCCTATACAAAATTTGCAGTATGGTGTTACAGTTACTGATCAATGGATGACTGAAATGAAAGAAGGAGATAAAAGCAAGCGTAAGGTATGGGCTAAGATTATTCAAAACAGAAGTGAATTTGGATTTCCGTATATTATGTTTAAAGATAACTCTAATAACAACTCACCTTACAAAGAGCTTGGGATGGAAATCACAGCGTCTAATCTATGTTCAGAGATCCAGCTTCCCACTGATAGTTATAACTCTTTTGTATGTTGCCTTGGTTCTATCAACTTATTACACTGGGACCTTATAAAAGAGACTGACGCAATTGAAACATATGTATATTTCTTAAATGCAGTAATGGATGAATTCATTATTAAGTCTGAAACCATGCCAGGCATGAAGAGAGCATTTAACTTTGCTGAGAAGCACAGAGCTATTGGTCTTGGTGTGTTGGGTTACCACTCATTGTTTCAGTCTAAGCTTCTTGAGTTTGACTCACTACAAGCTAAAGGTTTGAACAGTGAAATATTTAGAACTCTCAAAGATAGAAGTGAGATTGCTTCTAGAGAATTACATAATGAGTATGGATATACATCTCTTAGAGAAGGATATGCTAACACTACTCTTATGGCCATTGCTCCTACTAAGTCTAGTTCATTTATACATGGTGCTGTGTCTATGGGTATAGAGCCTATTAAGTCTAACTACTTTATTAAGGATCTTGCTAAGTCTAAAACTATTTACAAGAACCCGTTTTTAGAAGAGGAGCTTGAGAAGTATGGTCTAAATACAGACAAGACTTGGAAGTCTATCTTAAAGAAAGATGGTAGCGTGCAACACTTAGATTTTCCTACCAAAGAAGTATTTAAATCATTTGTAGAGATATCTCCAAAAGAGATTGTTTTGCAAGCAGCACAAAGACAAAAGTATATTGATCAATCACAGTCATTAAACTTAATGATAGATCCATCTGTCTCAGCTAAAGATATAAATAAATTATACATGTATGCCTGGGAAGAAGGTGTAAAAACTTTGTACTACCAGTTTAGTAAAAGCAGTGCTCAAGATTTTGCACGTAACATTTTAGAATGCTCAAGTTGTGAAGGTTAAAAAAAGAATACTTAAATTATTAGCTTATACAAATAAGCTTACATCATATCAAAAGGTTGCATCCCGTATAGGTTATATGGGTGCAGGCTTTTTGATAGCTGGTCAATGGACACTACATCCGGGATTATTTATACTGGGTTTTATATGTGTAGTTATACAAACATCATCACGTAAACAATGGAATCTTGTTGCTTTAAACGTTAATGGATTAATTGCTTGGACAGTTCATCTTATTAGAACAATGGCAGGATAAGACTAAAGTTTATTTTCTTAATCCTTTATGGTTGTCAATTCTATCTAGAACTTTATTAAGTTCTTCTGTTTTAATTAAGCCTGCCATAGAAGCATTCTTTAAAGCGCTTATAAGTTGTAGTATCATAAAGGGTACTACAACTACCTCAGATAACCAGCTTGTACCTGAAAAACCTTTTTCTACCATAAGTATAACTGTGAGGATAGCTATCCAAACAAAAGTGTTTCTAGTAATTCTTAATGCCTTATATGTTTTAAACCCTTCTCTTTTACAGCCAGCCCAAACTCCAAAAATGCCATCTAACCATAATACTGAACAAACCGCCAGGTATTGTTCCATGTTTTCCATTGATAAATCAAAAAAATACGTACATAAGTACGTGCAGAATGCTGTTATGCTCACTATAAGTAGTTTAGTTGTCATTGTTAAATTTAATTTTCTTTTGTACTCTTATAGGAGTAACAACATTAATTGGCTTTACTGGTTTAATTATTGGTGTTGTTACTAGTCTTGTATGCATTACAGGTGGACTGTATGTTTGTCTAACATTAACATTTGGAACACTGTGATAATTCCAATTCCAGTTCTGCCAGTTTCCTCTGTATTGATATCTATAATGATCACGGTTTATAAATTCTCTTATTCTATTATCAAGAATTCTAAACTTAAAGTCTCTAACAGGCACCGCAAGAGTGTCACCTTTTTCTGTTATAGTTAAAATACTTTTAATCTTATAGCTTGTAGATATATTATATGTACCACAAGATGAGAACGTTAGGATTATTACTGCTAATACTGTCAATATATTTTTCATAGTTATTCTCAAATGTCTTTATATCCTATATAATAATATACACTTTTTTGGTGTACATATCAAACAAATCCCTAGGTATTATCAGGGAAACTCAATATTTTATTTAATATAGAAATCAGCATTCTTAAGATAAGAATCCCATTTTTGAATAGAATATACTATTGGAAACACATCTTTAAAGTTTTTATATAATTTTAATTCTCCTTTTCTGTTACCTCTTTGATATACATAATTAGAGTTGGCATAAAAAGCTTCTTCATTTCCAGTTACTTTTGCCATTGAATGTTTGAAACCTCCAATAAACAACATCTCAAAAAACTCAGACATTTCACTAACTGATCTTGATGCAGCAATTGGAGAGTTAAACATTTGTTCAACTTGCTCAAATCCTGCAAAAGAAGGCATAAATAATACAAGCTCTTTATAAACTCTATCTGCTTGATACCTTGTTAAATTCTTAAATCTCTTTTCAGTATCACTATCATCATCATCTCCGGATAGTATATCATCAAACAGTAAAGAAATAAACATGACACTAAACATAATACCTAAATCACCCATACTTCTATAGAAGCCAAACAACCTATTCTTAGCCCTTTGATCTATGTTACCACCTTGACCATAGTCTCTAGCACCTTGCTCACCAAACTTTTGGGTTGTGTATTCTTGAACTTGTTGATCAAGATATTCTTTACCCATTGTTCTAAAGTTCATATTACCTTGGGCTAATTCTTTTCTTGCAAAATTTAAGAATGATAAAGCAGATCTATATCTACCTTCCATCCATCCTAAATTTTGATCAAAGTATTCTCTCTGGTATCTTGCTCTAATTGCTGGAGCTAACCACTTTTTAAATTGAATAGCTAAAGCACCTAATGTATGAGATTGCAATACAATTCTATCTTCCTTAGCGTAGTTACCATGAATTTGTTTATTGACTTCTCTTATCTCATTTCTGATTTCATATCTAACCTCATCAGTATAAGTTGATTCTTGACCATTCCTTCTAATTACTGTATCAAAACCTTCTTTAATTTTATTACCATGTGTTGTTGCATCATATTCAAATGCATCATAAAATGATAATTGTTCTCCTGTTTTGCTATTCTTAAGCATAGTATCCATAAGTATGGCCATACCCACTTTAGTTTGTGAATTATATTCCGCAGCATCTTGCATTATATAACCCCATTCAGTTGCTCTATCAAACCAACTCTTACCATCATCAGTAGCTCTACTTTGTTCACGTATGTCAGACATACTATCCATCATTCTAAACATGTCAACAAATCCCTCATACTTACTATTAGGCATTTTTTTATTATAGTCTGCTTTAGCTAAACCTGGTATAATCCCTAATGTTACTACGTCAAGTAAATCTTCTGCACCACCATGTGCCGTTCTTTGAACTAATCCTGGGATAGCTCTTTTATTAAATTCCCAAGTTGCTCTTTTAAATGATTTTTGGCTGTAAAATCTTCCACCAATGGACTCAATATTATTATTTATTCTACCAATTAAGTAGTTATTAAAGTTACCAAATGGATTAAATGCTACATATGATAAAGATGATAGTTGAATAAGACCATCTGCAATTTTATCTACAGTACCCTTTGTAATGTTTTCATTATCATAATGAATCATAGACATAAACTTCTTAGCTCTACGTACTACATTTTTTTCTTGTGTACTTGTATTTGCTTTAGTCCCTAGATTTTCAACAACCTTATCTTTTATTTTTGCTGTTAAATTTAATCTCATGCCTGGAGCTGGAGTATACGTTCTTTGCTCTATAACTTTTACAAAAGCCTTTAACGTGTCATCTACAGCACCCATTGTTTCATAGTTTTGGGCCATAGCACTAAACTTAAGTAAACTAGATGCCATATCTGTACTAACTTGACCTCTACTTGGTGTAGCTCTTAACCTTACCATTTTACCATTTAATACAGCTATTTCCTTCTTGTATCTCTGATCTTGGATTTCATTCTTTTTATACTTTGATTGCAAGAGATCAATCTCTTTTTGCAAATCAGCCATATCAGAATCAAGCTTAGGTCTACCTGTATAGTAGATAGGCATCTGATCAATGATATAACCTTCATTATCTAGTATAACATTTTTTTGAGTAGAAGTTTGTTGAAACATATTCCATGCTCTACTCTCTGACATACTAGCGTACAACTTAGTAAACAATGTTCCATTGTCTTTTACTTCAGACATTAATTTATTCTGTACTAATGGTACTCTACCAAGCATGTTTGATGCTTGACCAATTGGAATTTTCTTTAATAAGTCTTTCTCATACATATCTACGTATAAGTTATAGAACTCTCTTTGAGCAACAGACTTGGCATCAGTACCAGACATTATAGCATCATACTTTGGATTTGCCATATTACGTCCGTCAAGTGTAGTAAGAAGTATTTCTCTAAACTCTACTTTTGGAACCATCATATCTTGACGGTCTTCTATAATCTGTCCTGTTGCTACACCTTTTACTCTTACTGCTCTAGTATATTCTATTGGCTCATAGTATCTTGCAACATAAGCAGCATACTCTCCATCTGAAACATTCTTTTTCTTTTCCCAGCTTCCTCTAGTATTACTTTCAGCACCTGGTCTCCATACTTCATATTGGTTTCTTATATCTATAAACTTTTGTGTATATTTATGATATTGCCCTGAAGGACGCAGTGATCCATCATCTCTTTTTTCCTCAGCCATATAGAAGTCTCCATATGCTTTTTTCTTGGCAGCTAAATCTTTATTATATTCTATATCCTCTGCACTTGCTTTTTCTAAATCATATACAGGTCTATACTGATAAGGTGTACCTTCATTGTCATATAATTCACTTCTAAGAGAATTTTGTATAGCCCAGTATTGCTCACCTACTTTTGTTACATATCTACCATTAAATGTACCGTCTGCATCAAACTCCAACATGAAATCATAAAGCTTATCAAGTTTTAGTTCAGGTGATAGTTTAGCAAGCTTTTGACCTGCTGCTCTAATAACTGTTTCCCTTTGAGCAACCAAATCAAGTAATTTTTGATTTTGCGCTTTTCTTATCTTATCCATTGTTGCCAACAAGATGTCAGGAGAAGTAGCTAAATCCTTGGTTTGATATTCTGTATCACTTATATCTGCAGCTTTTTCCATTAAAAGCTCTAGATCTTTTTCAGTAAACAAACTGTCCTTCCCTCCAAAATCATTGCTTGATTTCAACCTAACCATTTCTTTCACATAATCTTTTAATGCAGTACCTACTATTCCTCCTGTGTCAGTACCAGCACCACTAAGTAAATTAAATTGTTGTTGTAATGATAGGATTAGATTCTTTTGAGATTTGTTTAATCCTTTCAAATCATTAAGTATAAACAAACCTTCAAATGTCTTCATATACTTATCAAAGTTCAATACATAAGAAACATACTCTGGGGAGTTTATATTTTTAGGATCATCAATGTAATTTCTAAAATCTTTTACTTGTGATAATGCATCTAATAGTACTTCAGATAAAGCTGTGGATTGACCTTTCACACCTCCAGCCATAGCTAAATTTATATATGCTATTGTTTTAGATATTTGATCAATCTCATTCTCTTTTGTTGATTCCATATATATATTGGACTTCAACATAGGAATCATATCTCTTTTTTCAATAAGAGCTTTTTGATATGTATCTAATAAACCTGCGGCTGCATTATATTCATCATAATTTTCTGCTGCATTTTTATCTGCTTCAGTAGTTTCATCTACTTGGTCTTTACCATTCCATATTTTATTATATGATCCTTCCTGTTCTTGTTCTAACTTACTTTTTTGATAAGAAGTTATTGCTTCTGGTACAAGTGCATCAACTAAATTAAGGTTTTGGCTTATTGGATGAGGAACCCATCTATCAAAGTTTATTGAACCATCAAATACTTGATCAACTCCCGTGCCTTCTATACCTACTTTAAAATGTATTGTAGATGCTGCCCATTCATCATAAGATACTTCGTACCCCATGTTTTCTGCCATTCTTCTATAAACATTTACCTGTAAATTATGCTGTTGTTCTGTAGAAAGTTCAGTAGATAACCCTTGCTGTTTTAAAACACTATCATTTTCTAAAGCATAGAATCTCTCTTTATACTGATTTCCTAAACGTTTTCCTTTTTTATCATTAAGTGGAACCTCTTTACTCAGTTCATTCTTTGTAGTCTTAAGATCCATGATATTAACTCTACCATGTTGATCTATAATAAAGACATCTGCTGTACCTGCCATCTTAGATGCTTCATCAAACAAAACAACTTGAGATAAAACAATTGCTCCTTTCATTTTTAGACTATCCATAATGCTACCTAAAGTATCATATGTGTCTTTGGCTGCCTCTTTAGATATATTATTTGTTTCTAATGCAGCATATGAATCTTCAAAAGAAAGATTTGCAATAACACCATCTAACAATGTATCTACTTCATTACCAATGTCTAAATTTATTTGATGGGCAATTTGTTTATCTTTTGAAAGCTTTCCTTTTATTGCTGTAGTTACTGATGTATATACTTTTTCAGAATCATTAGAGTTTATATATGTATGGTCTTCTTTATTAAGTGTGACAATAGAATCTCCTTCAGCTGCATCCTTTACTGATGCTGAGAGAGAGTCAACTATACCTGAGTTCTCACTCTGTGCTACATTAAACAACTGCATTATAATAGGCTTCTGTGTATCATTAGCTCTTTCTAATGCATCTTTAATTTGTATTTCTTTAGCTGGAGATAAACTATATCTAAGTTTACCATCTACTCTTTTTTCTAATTTAAACTGTATACCTTCTGTATTAAGTAATTTAGCTACATCACTAAGTGTTGTACCTGGCTTAATAGCTGATACCGGAAGTTCTCTTCCAGTAATGTATTTGTTTAAGTTTTCTATTACACCTTTAAACCATTCAATAACCTCTTTAACTTTTGCTAAGAAGCCTTTTGTTGGTGTAGTTTCATATTCTTTTTTGAAGTGTCTTGATAATGCTTGCGTTACAATTTCAAGATCTCTTTCAGTATCACTGAAATTTCTTGTACTGCTATTGTAAGCATCTTCAATTTGTGCGGTTAACTCAGGAAAATTCTTAACTGCTTCATCAAGTAGTGAATTAAACAGTTCTTCATTATCCATCTTTATTGCATCTATAAAAGGATGCAGCATTTCTTCAATAGCTATTTCATCTGTAACTCTACCTTTTATTAGATAAGCTACACCATCCATATAAAAAGAATTTACTTCATTGAAAGCAACATTGTTGGTTTTAGTTTTTGGTAATGATTCATACATTACTTTAGCTTGAGCAACAGACAACATTTTAACTTGTACCTGCGGAAACATTCTCTTAAGATGCATGACTACAGCTCTAGATCTGTTAGTATCCCAAGACCTTGATTTTTCTAGTATATCTCTGGCTGAAAATATATCATTATTAGCTTCTATTCTATAACTCTTTGGTGTTCTTGTTACAGAGAAGGATTCTCTTGGTATATTATTAATGTCTAAATACCTGTAAAATCTTTTTAGATTACTTTCTAAAAAGGCTTCATCATATGATTGAGTATTAGGATTAGAATTATTAATTAAAAACTGACCAGCTAAATTACTTCCTATTCTTTCTCTTCTTAAATTGTCAAGAACACTTTCACCAAAAGCTTGAGTCTTTAGTGAAAATGCAATGTTTTGATCCCTAACCATTGTCTGAGCTTGGGCAACACTAGGAAACACATCAGAATCATTAACACGTTGCCAGTCATTAATAACTTTAGACGTTTTGATATCAGAACCATATTCATCCTTTAATGCTTGGTATCCCGGATCATTTCTATTATAACATTTAGCCATTTGATTATTCTTTAATTATATAAGACATTTAAGTCTTTCAATTATATCTTGTTCTCCTTGTTCTGTTTGTGAAAATAAATCACCATATAAAGCTATTGCATCGTCAAGTGTTTTTATATTTTCTCCAGAAAGCTTTTCTAAAGCAACACTATTACCTTCTACATTTGCATCCCACCATTCTACTAAGCTTGAAGCTTCTGAAATTTCTTCTGAAGCAAAAAGATCAAGTTCTAATTGTTCTTGTTCTTGTTGCTCAAGTTCAGTGGCTTCCGGAATGCTCATATCGGTGTCTTCTATAATAGCATTACCCGTTTCATCAAAGATAAGACTATCTGAGTTCTTAGACAACTCAGCCATTATTTGTGCCATGTCAGCTATATTTGTTTCTGGTGCATCTACATCCGCTTTAACTGTTACAGAGTCTGTAGTTTGATTTACTATTGCTGACTCAGAGTTCAGTACTTCATTAACGTCTTGTATAGCACCTTGATTAGTGTCAACTGGATACTCAACAAGTGGAGCAAATTCATCTGGTGAAAGTTCAGTATCTAAAATTGGATCTGCTGCTCTTTCTTCAGGTAAACTATTTTGTGTAGTCCCTCTTCCAACTTTTCTTGCTTGCTCATAAGTTAATCTTGGTCCTCCAACAAACCCACCACCAAACTGCTGGTTAGATCCCATTGATGAGACCTGAGAGTATTCAGTAACTTTAGAGCTAGCGTCATCTTTTGCAAGCAGTCTAAACAATTTATAAGTATCTTTACCTTGTATTTCTGTTTTGACTCTTACAAATTCTTTTGCATTCACATGATCAAAACTTTCAGTTGTAATAGTAAGTGTATTAGGTGTAGAAATAGGATCAAATTTAACACCATCATCTAAATTACTAGCTTCATACGTGCGGAGCAATGGACCAACAATATTAGATTGTAAGTATCCATATTTAAATTCTTTCATTACATCTTCCTTAGATATACCAAAGACACTTTCAAATTCTACTTGTCCTTTAAGTGCACTCTCTACAGCACCAACATTCTTAAGATATTTATTCATGATAAAAGGACTCATTGCACTCATAAGACTTCCGTACTTAAGTTGCAATCCATCTTTAACCATCATGTAGTGTAGAATATCTTCTGCTACTGCCCTTGTGTCAAGTGAACCATATAGTTTTGCAAATGATGTTTGCAAATCAATTTTATTAGCTTTATTTAATCTTCTCCATGTATCTGCCTTTACAATATTTAACCCTGTATTATTACCATCAGTCCCAGCATACTGTGTACCTATAAAATTATCTAAGAAATAATTAGGTTCTGCACCTTCTTTGGCTCTTTTAAATTGTAAGTCCTCAATTGTTTTTATCAATGATAAGTTTGTGACACCTACAACATTTGGATAGAGCAAAGTATTCTCTACAGAAGAATTACCAGAACTATTATTAAGAAGATGTTGATATGACTTTATTGTTAAGTAAGATAACAAGTCTTGTTCAACACCATTTTTTGTTTTATTATCAAACCCTTTAGAGTCAGTATTCATTTCTTTATAAGTAGGCTTCAAAATATCATTGAAGTCTTGACTCATAGTTAGAATAGTGTTAGGTAAAAGATCATTATGTATTTGACCAAATATCTGCAAGTACTTACTTTGCCAAGTCTTACTACTCTTTCCATATATAGGTCTAACATCCATAGGTGCATCTTTATCAAACAAAGAAGTGATGGTTTCAATATCATCTTTCATCTCTGGTATAGAGCTTGGTAAACCTTGTGTAAGACTTGTTATTTTATTTATCTTAACTGTAAAATCTGCAACCTTATTAAATCTATCAAGTAAAAATAATATTTGCAGTCTTTCATTAGGTGTTAAATCTTCTGTACTGTCTACTGCTGATTCTAAAAATTCATCAGTTAGTTTTACAAATGGAGCTTTATTACCGGTCTTTTCTTTTTGTTTTTGAGCTAATGCAGCTACTGCGTTTATACGGTTTGCTAATAATTTATTAAAGCCAGCATCAAATTGATCATCTTTGTTTAATGCTTGATCATAAAGATCTCTTACTTCAGCTGAATTTATTAAAAGAATTGCCGTTCTTAAAGGAACCCCTAAAGATACCATATTACCAACAAGCCCAACAGCTTTTATATTAAGACCAAATTTTGCTATTAAACGTTCTTTTGCATTATCAGTCTCCATTGTAACTAGAGTAGAAATAATATCTTGTATTCTATCTCCGTTTATTTTGTCCTTAGTAAAGCCATCATATGTATTACCATTAAATTTAATAGGTCTATCTAATTTAATATTATACTCACGTAGTAAACTCAATGCTAAATTAGGCTTAACAATAGCTCCAATTGCAGCACCTTTATTTGCTTCAAAAGCTTTTATCATACCATGAAGTGTGTCAATATCTACATCAGAATCCTTTCTACTTGCAAATAATTCCACACCCTCAAGGTTAGAAAGCTCATTAAATAATTCTTCTAGCATTTTTAAGTCAGCTGCTTGATAAGCTACAGGTAAATCTGACTTGCGTTCTCCGTTATCTTGATCAATAGACTTTAATGATTCACCAGTTACACCAGTATTACCAGCTAGAGTATATCTATAGTCTAAAATATTATTGTTTAATACTGCTTCGTTTGGTGACCCGTGTTTTTTAACGTATGATTTGAATTGTGCCTGAGTAACAGGTAAACCCAATATCAACATTGCTCTAAGAGCTTCTTCATTAATCCTATTTACACCTTGATCATCAGTAACCCTAGTCTGTTCTGCGGCACTTAAAGCGTTATCTCTTCTTATGGCAAGTGTTTTATCTTTATATAATGAAGATGCTGTACTAAATATGTTATTTGGTTCAGATGATTTTAAGTTCATGTATTTCACATACTCAAAATAACTATTCCCGTCTCCGTAAGCTTTAAAGTTTTTATTACTATCTAAGTAGTATTCTTTCATTAATGCATAAACCTTATCAATATCAAAATCTGCTCCTGATATTTCTACAAGTTCTTTAGGAAATATAGCTGTAGAACCATAATACACAGGCATAAAATCAACAATTCTAATATTTACAGCAGAGTGTTTATCTTGTGTAGGTATACGTACTCCAAACATTTTGGCTATCACATCTGGTATAAGAGCATCCTTATTTTCTTGAATAAGTTCCATTACATCTCTAGACATAGGAGGCATAATAGTTTCACTATATCTTACTCCTGTTGGCTCACCATTTTTAACATCATTGTTTTTATATTCCATCACCCCAGTTCTAAGTACATCTAGAACAAGAACTCCGTCATGCTTACCATCAACAAGGTTATTTATATCTTCTAGGCTTTCTCCAGCATAAGAACTTTCTCTTACTACTTCAGACCTACTTGGCATACCATTTTCCATTTCATAGACACGTCTATAAATTTTATGACCAAATGAAGATAATAAAGCAACTGATGTTCCAGGCACCTTTTCTCTTATTGTACCTTTACTGAAGTATGTTAAGAACATTTGTTCAAACTTCTTAGCTGTAATTGGACTATTTAAATTATACTTTTGAACTCCATCTTCAACAGCAAAAAATTCAAGTAAGTTTGATGCTGCTCCTGATGCCATCAATCCTTTTTGTGCTTCTAATAAAAATGCAGCAAGGTTAGGCGTTATGGCACCTTTTTGTTTAGATATTTCAAACTCATCAAGAGCTGTGTCAAAACTAAATATTAAGTTCCTTTTATTCTTATACTTTAGGATTACCCTTTGTCCAACTGCATTATTGTATGCGTCTCTGACATCACCAACTGTTTTAAGTTCAGGGCTTCCTTCTATAAATATTTCTGTAGAACCATCTTGTTCACCAGTTATAAGCTCTTTGATCTGATTCATATCAGTTACTATAAGCTTATTAGATGGGTTAACAACCTGAAGACCTAGATATGAAGTATCTAAATTTATAGATGTTAAATTTTGTGTTGTATCAAATACACCTGACTCAAGTGGGTTTATACCTTGCTTCAACATTTTTATTGCTGAAACTGGTGCCGCCATAGCAAAGTTTTGATTTGCTTCTTCATTAGCTTCCATTTGTTCACGCAAATAATGAAGCTGCTGCATATTAGGTTTGGCTTCCCATATACCGGTTTCTTTATTTCTATTAGATGTATACTCTTTAGTTAATACAGTAACAGACATTTTTAAAGCTGTCTTACCATCCATGTATACAAACTTCTTAGAGTTTATAAAGTCTTGTTTTTTTGCTAAATTAATTGAGTCATTTTGAGATCCCCATGCTCTGTCTGCATTAATGGTTTGACCCATATCAATATCATTTAACATGCTTGCCATTGCAGGACTTAACCTTCCAAATGCAAATGTTGAATAGCGTATACCTTTAGAAGTAATATAAACTTGTGCATCAGCTAAATCAATATCATTTCCTGTAAAATCAGACTTTGCTGTTGGATCCTGGAATGGATACAAATCAAAGTTAGTACTAGCATGTGTTATCCCTTTACTTGGATCAGTGACTTGGCTATATGCACTATAGTATGCTGCATTTTGTAGCTTGGCTCTTTTAACCTTATCAACCATATCTTTTAAAGAAACAGCTTGGTCACCAAGTAATAAATCATTTATTGACTTAGAGTTAATATAATTATTAAAAAATATTTGCTTTAAGTTATATGCAGCATCATCAGTAAGATTTAGTTTAAGTTGTGATAATTCAACAGCAGATCTTGAAACACCTGATGCAATAGTCAACCCTTGTAATACTTGAGTAGATAAATTATCTTTTGCTTTCAAAGATGTAATTACATCATTAAAGTCTTTGAAACTATCTTCTAAGCTACTATTAACTTCAGATCTTATAGATGAATTAGTTACTCCAACAGCCAATGAAACAGCTTGTTTAAATGAAACAGTTTCACCCAGTTTAGCTTTGTCTAAAACTACTTTTAGCAATGCTTGCTTAGTTGTTTCAGAAAGTAGTAGACCGTTATTAGTAAATTTAAAAGCTCTTCCTTTATCAGCCCTATCACTTTTTTCATTATTAAACCCTTCAATATTACCCGGCTCAGTTTCAAATGCTAATGTTTCTCTGCTTATTCTATCAAACTCAGCTTCTATGCTATCTATAAATACATTTATAGCTTGAGGCGTAAGAACAACATTACCATTAACGTTTGTCACTGCTTTTATTACAGGTAAAGGAACAAGGTCTCCTGTATTTGCTGCTTCCATTACTCTTAAAAATACTGGAGCTATAGCAATTTCTTGTGCTCCTTGACCAATTACAGTTTCAACCTTACCTGTTCTTCTGTTAAAGTTTGATACATAATTATTTATTAGGGCTATTGCAAACTCTTGTGGGGTAAATTCCCCAAAGCTTTGAGTTGATTTATTCTTTGATACAGATTCATTTAATATATCTTCACTTGCTTGATCAGCTGCACTATTAGAAATCTGCTCTTTAATTTTACTACCAGCAACTCTTATTACCTTAAGTCTATTTGTATTAGATAGATTTAAAAAAGCTTCATTTTTAAGCAAATAATTATTTGATAAAAACTCATCATTGCTTAACTCATCAATTTTTGATTTGTTATTTAATGCAGCAACACTCTTTAAATGATATGTAGGCAATTGATGTGCATATACTATATCACCATTTGGATTTATAAATGTAGATGAACCAATAGATTCATCAAATGCAGCATTAGAAAGACTTAATTTAGTAAGTCTTGATGCCATACCATCTTCTTTAGTAGAGAACAGATCAGCTTTTTTATTCAACCCATCATATAGTTGATCTAGCAAACTGTTTGTAATGCCATCCTCTGTATATCCATCAGCTAATGCTTTTAGCTCAGGGCTATTTTTTAAATCTTCTTCAGTTTTACTTTTAGCAATACTATAAGCAATATAATTAGGACTTAATCTAATACCTATTAGGTCAAACATCTTTTGAGAAAACTCTCTTGACATTTGATATACCATAGATGTATCTTCTGGATATGATGTCATAGCTTCCTTCATATCCTTTGTTAATCTTAGAAAGTCTTTTACTCTGTTTGGATTAGCTGTAGCAAGTTTCTTTTTTGTTATGTATGCTTGGGCCCATTCATCTAGTTGAGCATTAATATCATCACGCTCAGAGGCAGTATATATTAATAAGTTTCCATTTGAATCTCTCTCATTAAATATATAATCAACCTTATAGTTTTCAAACCCTTTTAATATTGATATCAGTAAAGAACCATCTTTAACATCTCTGAAAGGTTCAGTAGAAGTTAATGCTTCTATTGTTAAACCAGTATCATTAAATAATTTATCTACAACTGCTTTACCTTGTGGGTTTAATCTAGAATATGAATACATTCTTTTAAGCATAACCACAGGATCACTTTCATTTGAAACTGATTTTAATATAGTAGTGTATGCCTCTAGAAACTTAACCGGTACTATTAAAGGTTCTCCCTCCGTTAACTCTGTCTTTCCAAAAAAGTCAGTGTCAACCATAGTTGTAGTTGCTATATAAGATCTAACTTTATATGACAAAGAATTAAAACCACCTATCTCAGCTGCGTCTTTATTAAAATCACTTGTACTTCTTACACCTGATGTTTCCTCAACGTTTTCTATTTTTAATTGATTAGCCTGATCCATATCAGAAATAACATTAACCAAACCAAAAACTTCTTTTTTAATATCTTCTGGGTAATTAATAAATGCCATATCTATCTGTTCAAGATATAGTTTTTTGGCACCAGAAAACCCTTTATTAGCTTCTCCTTCCGGATCAAGCATTGTCATAAAGTCTGCTTCTAATTCATTATATATTTCAGTAGGGTTATATGACTTTTCAGTTAATGAAAGTTCATTTACTCTTGTTATAAACATACCCGCCATTGATCTAATCAAAGGGTCTATTACATCTGAGTCAACATATAATTCACCTGATGGCTCACCTGCATCAACTACTTTAGAAGCTGTATCATATCTCACTAATGCATTAGCAATACTTAATGACCCACCTAATGAGTCTTCTAATTGAGTAAATTCATTAAGTTGTACAGGTGCATTTTTAAATTTACCAGCATCTATGTTTTCATATAATGTAAGTAACTCTACAGAAGAGTACTTAGAGAAAACACCTTTAATCCATTCTATTAACTTAGTAAAGAATGATTTTATCTCAGTATTAGTTTTAGAAGATCTTGGGTTCTTTTTAAATGCCTCAAACTCATCCGCTAAATATTCTTCAGTAAACTCATTTTCTAATTCAACATCACTCATTTCCTGATATTGCTCAGCTGAATTTCTAAATCTTTGTAATTCACTCTTATATTTAGATCCGTACTTTGCTTTTACTTCTGCTTTTGCAATGCTTCTATATTTATTAATTTGTTCTTGGGTAAGAACAGTTCTAAAAATACTGTGAAACGCTTCATGATACTTGTATGGGCTAAGTGGACTTGTATATATAATACCGCTTACATCTACACCATTAGCTATCCTATCTAAATTCAAAACAAATGCACCTACTCTTTCATATCCGTTAGAAACACCATTATCAGCAAGAACTATTAAATCCTCTACACCAATTATATCCGGCAGGTTTTCACTTGCCCAATCTAAAAATTCATTATAGTCTTCTACACGTTCAGTCTCTGATGTAGCTTGTACTAATTTGTTAGCACCACGCTCTAATTTTTTTCTTTTAGCTAATAGATCTTGATACTCTTTACTTCCTCTAATAGCTTTTACTTTATCTTTTTTAGTAGTTAGACCTTCTTCTAACTTTTCTTTTAGAGCTATTAGTTCATCTTTAATAGTTTCAAGTTTTGTTTTTCCTGTAGGCTTTTCAATAGCCAATGCACCAGGTCCTCCTTGAACTGCAACAGCATAAGTAACTGATTGACGGAAGACATCATTTTTCATTAACTCTTGTTCACGTGGACTTAGCTCAATACCTCTCAGTATTGCATTTACAATATGATCAAGATTTTTTTGATAGTCTCCAAAGTTATTACTATCAACTCTGTCAACCATTTCTTCAAATTCAGCATCTTCCATATCAGATACAGACTCATCGGCTTCTTCAGCTGTAGGTCTTTCTCTACCTATTGCTGATACCAACTCTATCTCATCACTTCTAGTTGCATTAGGTATGTACGCTATATCACGTGATAGTTGTATAGCATCTGACTCAGCTGAAACTTCTATTGTTTGATTTTGTACTACTTCTGGTAATACCTCTGTAGTACTATTATCATATATTTCTTGAGGTGCAACACCTTGAGCAAAAGACTTTCTGAAGTTTTTATTTTTTAAATCTGCACTTAATTTTTCTACAGCCGGATCAGTATTATAATTTGTAAGTAAAGTTTGAATTACATCTTTAGCTGATAGATCTTTTGCATTAACTTCTTCAGGCTTTAAACCAACGTTCATGCTTGTTTTACTGCCTTTATTATCTAAAGAAATAAAGATAGACCCATCAGGACCCACATTAAGTTCAATCAAGTTACCAGGTCTGCTACTTAAAAATAATCTTTCTGATAATTCTTGATTATACTTTGCAGCTTCCTCCATGCTTTTTTCTGAATCCTTAATAGCACCTATTCTTTTAGCTGCCTCAACTACATCTACATATAGTTCTTCTAATTCAGTATTAGTATATTCAACCGGTTTTAAATTTACTTTTGCATATGTTCCATTTGGCAATCTTACCATAGCAAGATATCTATCTGTGCCTTTACCAGCATCCAATAGATTATCCCATTGATTTTGTTTTTTTAATTGTGTTTCAATTGCATCTTCCAAAGCATCTCTTTCTTTACCTTTTAAATTTGTAGTAAAGTCATAAGTTCTTTCACCAGTTTCTTTATCATATTTTAAATCAAAAATAAATAAGTTACCCGCTTCATCTGCAGTATCATATAACAACGCATCCATTGGTAGAGGATATACTCTTTCTCTTGCTTTAGCATATGCAACTCTTCCTCCTTTAAGATTTAAGTTTATACTAAAAGGTATATCTTTTGAGTCTGCCATAAAGTAAACAACCTCATCTCCCACATTTAAATTATCAAATGTTTGAACAACTAATGCATTCAATGCAAATGCTCTATGTACTTGTTCAAGAGCTTCTGCTTTTTGTTCTTTATTTAAACCTTTTTTTGCTAGAATAACATTGCTTGCTTGTTCCGCAGTCATAGATCTTGGATCTATAGGGGAGCCAGTACGTTGATCTCTAATTAAAAATGATTCATTATTTAAATAAGCAAATACTCCTTCCGGACTATTAGATGGTTCAATACCCATCTCAGCTAACTTTGCATTAATAGTTTCTCGTAATGCAGGATTAGCTATACGTATACCAACAACGTACTTACTTACTAATCTATCTATTAATGGATTAGCTTCTTTATATACTTTACCTTCTCTATTTTTAGCAGTGTAAGATCCAGTATTAGTTCCTCCTCTTGAATCAAGAGATACAACCAACTGTAAACCGGCTATTTCTTCTGGAGATAACATACTAAGAATAGCATTATATCTTTCTCTTGCTTTGGCATTATCAGATGATGAACCACCTTCAGTGTAATTAACATGAGGGTAAAGGGTAGTCAAATCATTAGTTTGAATTTTTGTTACCGTATCTGGAATTAAATTAAATGTAGTTTCTTCTAAAGTAAATCTACCTTTAAATTCTCCTTGCGGTATATACAAAAACTTTCTTTCTGCAAAAGGTCCTGTGTTATCAGACTCTTTGATTACTTTAAGTTTTTGGTTTGCACCATACTTTTTAGAAAAGCGTGGATCTTGAACAACAATATATTTTACACCGTCTTTATATATAACTTGACCATATGTTAATCCTGTTACTCCATCAAAATCAAAAGTAGTTGATGAATCTACAAGGTTTGCATTTAGTGCATCTAAAGCATTCTTAGCTATTTTACCTTGGTCTGCTAAGAAAACTCCTTGAACAGATTTAAAGTTGGTATCTAAAAACTCAATAATATCATCTGAAAGTTCATTGCCTTTTTTATCTAAAAACTTGTACATCTTTACAATTTCTCCAGTCTGATTATCTACTACAGATATTTTATATATATCTGCAGTAACACCGCCTTTATAGAATTTTCTTTGTGGTGTGTTTTCTAGAGCTTGACCTTTTTTTAACTTTACATCTGCAATCTCAACTACATCAGCCATATCAACTCCTGATTGGTTTAATATAGATGTTATAACTGGATTATTAATTAATACTTCAGGGTCCAGTAAAAACTCTTCTAATCCTACATCTTCTTTTATTACATCTGTTCCAAGAGGATTATTAAATTCTAGTGTGCCTTCTACTCCTACCTCTGATTTTCCTGATGCCCATACTTTTTTAATTGCATTAACAACATTTCTAATGTTAACTGCTTCAGCAGAACTCATCCACGCAGTACTATCTAAAATAGGTAAGCCTAATCTTGCTTGCTTAGCTCTATAATTTTTATAGGCTCTCTCCAATGCCTTAACTAATAAAGGACTATTAGTGCTTACATCAATTTTTATATCTATACCTGCCTTTTCTAAAAGTACATCAAGTGCAGATCTTGTTTCTTCAGTTTCTTCAATTGCAATTTCTTCTTCGGTTTGTGGTGCATCATCCTCTTTAGTATTGTCTGCTCTAGTTTCTTTATATGTAGTTAACAATCTTTGGACTTGACCAAATGCTACTGTATGAATTTCAGGTTGTATTTTACCATTATCATCATAAAAATCTGTCAAGAAAGCTGCATTACCAGTCTTCAAAAACATTTCTGTTTGTGCTATTGCTGGATAAACACCCAACTTACCTAACTGATTTATTAGTTCATTTGCCTCAACTATATCTACATACTGCTTTAACATTTCTTCTGTTATCTTAGCACGTTGATTATATATCTCTTTGTTTACTTCATACTGTCTTTGTTGAATCTCAGAAAACTTTTCTGGATTTTGCATGTACTGAATAGCTTTATCATATACACGTGCTCTTCCTTTTAATGCACCGTAGTCAACAATTTGTTCTAAGGCAGCATCAATTTTTGCTTCATCCGCAAATGAACCAGCAGAAGATGCCATAAATCTTATATAGTTTCTAAACTCATTTCTAAGCTTTCCTTTTAAAAGTTTGTTTCTTTTAAAGGTTCCATTCTTAAATCTATTTTGTGGATCAGAAATGATCTTTTGAATAGCTTTTAATCTTTTAATTTTTTCTCTTTTGGTTTTGTTAGATTCCCCAATACCTTCAGTTGCACCTTCAGTTGCAATCACTTCAAGGTTAAGCATGTCTATCTCATTCTGAATTGATTTCTCATCAAGCAGATTAGTTACATCATTTGCAGACATTTTATCAAACAAAGGATCAGATTGTAATTTATTATAGATACTATCTGCTCTTTCTAATGCTCTAGTAAATCCATCATTTGTAAACATGTATAAATAACGTACATGTTCATATGCTTCTTCATTAAGCATTTCCTTAATGTATTCTCTTTGCTGTGTCTTAGGATTAAACTTGTTTTTGTTAAATGGGTTTTTAAATTTGTCCTTGTTTTGATTATAAGACTCTTCCATCTTATCAATACCTACAAGCATATTATTAATACGTTCTCTTAACTTACCATCCTTCTTATCTTTATTAGATACTCCAGGAAATGCCTGAGCTAATTCTACATCACTTAATTCTAAAAATCCTTTTAACTGATCTTTAAAATGCTGTGAACCATTACCTGCAAACATTGTATAATATTGTTGGAACTTTGATCTATCTGCATTGTCAACAAAATTAAACATGTCAAGAGCACTCCTCATATTCTCAGCAGCTTCTTTTTGAACCATAAAGTTCAATCTGTTTAAGTCAAATAAACTAGATGGATCTATAGCTTGTGAATCCCATGATTTGTTATAAGACTCAACAACTTTATTAATCATTGTTTCTCTATTAGTCTTATACTCAGTATATGCTTCTTTCTGAGACTTACTTGCTAAACCAATTCCAGCTTCCTGCAAACCATAATTATATATAGAAGGAACACCTTGAAAGAATAATTTTTGAGGACCACTTACTAAACCACCCATTAAAAAACCAGATAAGAATACACCTGCTCCTTGTGATGAAAACTGATCACCCATTGCTGATAGTATCATTTGATTCTTAAGAGCTTCTCCCCCTTGCGCAGGGTTATTTAATATTTCTGTATAGTATCCTACAGTTGCAGCTGAGATAGCTTCTTGACCAATCTCTTGTATACCTTCTGCAACATTAGCAGCAAAGTAATCAAGCATTGCTATACCCCCACTACCAGCAAGTCCTTTAAATCCACCGGCTTTAACTTTTGCTACAGTATTTTTAAATCCACCACCTATATACTTGAATGGGCTTTTGATAACTTCACCTGCAGCATTTACAACTTTTTTACCTGCGGTATTAACAATGTTTTTATTAATCCCCTTTTGAAACGTAGCACCAAGAGATCTTTGTATACCTCTTTGAAAACCACCCATTGCATTACCAATAACAAACCAGTTACTAGCATATATAAGAGGTGCATTACCTAACATAGTTTTGAATGCTGCTTGATTAGCTGCAGCACTAACATCTCTATTATCAGTAATACCTTGACCTCCACTAAAATTATTAGCATCTGTAAGACCTTGCTTCATAACTTTATTATATACCATCCCTGACTCCAGCTTACTTTCAGCCATTGCTAAGTTTACTGCTCTAAGATCTCTATAGAAACCTCCAAAGCCAGTACCCATTTTAGCTAGGTTGGTCATGTTTTGTCCAGCATTTTGTGCTGTCTTCATATTTTGGAATGCCTTCAGAGTATTTGGTGTAAAGCCTTTACCTAATGTATTAAGAGTCATTTTTCCACCTGTAACAGCAGCATTATAAAAATCTCTTGCTGTCTCAAGTTCTTTTGCTTTTTGTAGTATCTTTCTTGTTCTATCAAATAGCTTAGTAAAACTATATAAAGCTTTCCCACCTTTACCAATATTTGAAGCAGTCTTTACAGCTGCAGGTGCAGCTAAAGCTCCTCCTGATAATCCTGATGCACCAGCAAGTATAATCTCTTCAATAGCAATAGAACTTAGTATACCAAATGTATATGCAGAGTTAGCTGCTAAATTATTGAAGAAAGCAAGGCCACCACCTCTTGTAGATGATGAAATACCCATAGTGTCTTCAAACTCAGTTGCAGCTTCAAAATCAGGAGCAAGATAATCTCCACCACTAAACAAAGATCCATATACAGAATTTAATCCTGTACCAGCAAGAGACATCCATTGACCTCTCATTCTAGTCATATCATCCCATATAGTAGAATTTGCATTATAATAATTCTCCATATTAGAGTATGGAGAAAATCCTAACTTATCAAACTCAGGATGATTATAATATCTCTCAAATTGACCCTGTCTCATTCCTGAAAATATAGGAGCCATTCTAGTTTCTGAAATTGGTTTTTTTTCTAAAGTTAATGCTTTTTGAATCAGGGAAAAATCATTATCTGCAGGTTGATCTTGAGATCTTGGGTTATATGTATCAGATGCAAAACTAGGTACAGCTACTCCTAATGAGGCCATAGCTCCTATACCATACTTATCTATTTCAGCTTTGTATTCATTTACACCTGAAACATCATCAGCTGCTAAATCACTACTTAATAGATAGTCATTAAAGTTTTCCTCTGGAGAGTCAAACATTTCTGCAATTGGCTCAAAGCGGAACTGCCCTTCAGGTATTATACTTGGGGCAGGTCTTTCTTGATTCTTAATCTCTTGCGCTAATGGCTTATTAGATTCGTTTTCCATCTACTTTTGATTTATTATTTACCTTGTATTGCCTGATCCTTTTTTCTAAGAGCCTGATTGTTTCTTCTAATTTCTTCTAGTGTTTGTTGTACTTGATTTACTTGCAAATCAATTCCTGGCAAGCCTTGTGAGAAATCCATTTTATGAGTATTTGTTGATGTTGTATACTCACTCCAATTAGCTTGTAGATCTTTGTCTGTTGGGTAAGGGTTATACCTATTGATTTCTGTTATTAAATCATAATCACCTGTACCATTTTTTGCAATTCTATATGTAGCTGTAGGTGTTATACCATTATCATTAGGAACTGTGTATTCAGCGTAACTACTATTGTCACCACCAAGAATATCTATTTCTGTTGAAGAAAAATAATCATTCTTTCTTGCTTTAATGTTTATATCATCTGACTGTGGAAATACTATAAATATACCTGTACCATCATTGTTTTCTCCTAATCCTTTTAATCTAGCAATATCATCTGTAGTTAATGCACCAAACTGTTTTGCAACATCTGCTGAAGATCCTTTTACTTTTGATGCTAACCACTCTGCCATATTACTTATTTCAAAACCAGCATGAGTTTTATCTCCTTTAGAAGCAATATCATAAACTGATTTATATGCAAGATCAAATATAGGTGCTATTGCAGCTGAGTTGGATCTCTTAGGATTACCAACCCAGGTTTGTGCATCTTTCATTAAAAGATTAAATACCTTCATTGCTAATGGATCTTTCTGCACCAACTGGTCTTCATTAGTTAAGTTACCTATACCAATACCATACGGTGTACCTGATTTCTTTAATGAACCTATCTGAAGCGCCATGCTTTTTACTTCATTATAAGCATCTGAATCTGGAGCTAATGGATTAAATCCATATTCAAAAGTAATATTATTTGTTACATCAGCATAGCCACCATCAATACCAAACTTAATTGATTCAAATGTAGCAGAATTAGTACCTGCATCCATTCTATCTGTTAGAGCTGCATTTAAATTTGTAGTTAAAGCATCATAAACTTTCCCTGCTTCTTCTCTAAGTTCACTCTTTGAAATTCTGTTTGCTTGTTTAGGTATATCTATAGGTCTAGCACCTCTTATTGCTTGTACTGCAGGTATACCAGTATCTTCAGTTGTGAACATTGTTCCATCTTGATCTGGACTATCTACATAAAATAAAGGTGTGCTGCTATTAAAAGCTGCTCTAACCTTATTCATATCCCAATTACCCATCGTTTCTGTTACCCTGTAATCTTTATTGGCTCTACCATCTACTGTCCAGTCTTGATCAGTATTAGTTAATTCACCAGCGTTAAGTCTTCTTAAAGCTTCTTGAAAATGTTCTTCTTTTGTATATGGTATACCGTTCTGATCAAACTTACCTGGCATACCTGCTTCAAGCATACCCCCTATGTTTTTATTAGAAGTTGATCCTGTTGTAGTTGCTTTTAGAATATCATTATTTTCAAAGGCTTCATTATAAACTTCATATGCCTTACTTATAAAAACATCACCTGCCTTTCTCTTTGTTTCAATTCCATTTGGCCCAACCATTCTATTATATAATCCATCATACCTAGTAGACATGTCTGCATCATCACCCTGAGTTATTCTTATATCATCTTTTGTTTGTTGTCTAGTATTAACAAAATTATCTTTATTAGTATTATAAAGTTCTGTTATACCATCTAAATACTTTAATCCTCCTGTACCATCATTATTTACAGTAGCAGATAACATACGTCTTAGGTCCTCAATAGATCCATTTACTTCTCCTCTACCAGGAATATTTATAGTATATGTTTGATTTTCATCTGCCGTGTTCCCCTTTGGATTCATTAATTGTAGCATACCGGGTTGTGTAGCAGTTCCTAATAATGCATTTATCTCATCTTTACCAACGCTTTGTACATGTTCAGCATAAGCTTTTTGTGTATCACCAATAATATCTGAATTTGCTGTTGGCTCTCCATCTTCATCCACCGCAAATGTTGTTGTATTATCATCACTTATACTAAATTCAGGACTACTTAATGCACTAAATAAATCATTAGCGGCACCACCACCATTGACACCCATACCCTCAGCCCAAGGTAATGGAACAAGATTACCCTCAGCATCATATTGATAACCTTTATCCAACATTGTATTAGCATCTCTTCTGTTTGCATTATATGCTGCAAGATTAAGTTGATTAGCTGCACGTGCTCTAATTTCAGCCATATTCCACATAGACTTCTTTTCATCAACAGCAAACTGATTTGGATTCATTTCATAAATGTAATCTCTAGCACTCCAAGCCTGTGCGGATTCTTTCATATCTGACATAATATTACTTTGCATATATAAATTATATGCTTTATTAATCAGATTTTTATTTGTTGGAGTAGGTCTACTTACTTCTTGAGCAATTTGTTTTTTTGCTTCTATATCTAATTTATATTTTTCAATATCAGATAGTTGTTCTTGATTTAATTTATCTAGTTCACTACCAGGAACAAGACCATTTTGACCTTTATAATTAGACCATGTTACTGCAGAAGTCTCTAACTTACGTAAAGTTTCAACATCATTATTTAATTCTGCTATATTTCTTTCTTCAATTCTTTTGATGGTTTCTGAAGCCCATAGTTCTTGACCATTACTAAGAGATGCAGCAGCTCCACTTTCAACAGCTTGAGTGGCCCAGTCCATTCCTGAAACATAAGCCTCCATTTGATAAGATTTCTGTACAGATGGATTATCTAATAGTGTGTTTCTTATTTGTTGTAACGCTGCACCAGTAACTAAAGAACCATTTTGTTCAGTAATAATCCAATCAGTATTAGTTATTTCTTTTCTGTTCTCACGTGACTCTGGTAAATTCTTATTAAAGTTTGGATTTGGTTGCTTGGCAAATCTATCCATCTTCATTTTTAATGGGGGATCCATGTTAGCCAACATTTGCTGACTCATTTTAAATAAGTTAGCTTTTGGTACATAATCAGGAAGAGCCATGCCTAATGCTTGATCTGGATCAGAATTAATAAATTCATCCATTTTGTATTGCATACCTCTTACACCAACATCCCAATATTTTTCTTGTACTGTTTGGTCAGGAGAGTTTAATAAGTTCTGTGCTCTTTGAGATTGGTCTCTAAACCTTGAGGTAAAGACCATATCTTTGACAGTAATATCATCATCATAGAATGGTGCAAACACACCTTTAGCTGCATCTACATTAGAAGCTAGTGATAAATCTAATCCTGATATTTGTTCTATTTGTGGAGCTATTTGTTCAGCGTACTGATCTCTTCTCGCTTTAGTATCCTCTCTTGATAAGTCAGCATAAACAACTTTATTGTATAAGTCATTTGTAGCTTTATAATTGGCATCATACTTATCCGTTCTAGTTTGTAGAACGGCAGACAGAAATTTATAATCCGGTGTAAACGGTTTAATGTCTGGTAAGTAAGTATCTGCTCCTTTAACGTATGTTGCCATAATGTAAAATTAATATAATTATATAAGTTTACAAAGTGTTTTGTATAAACCCTTTAGGTTTACATTCCCATCTTACCACTGTAAAACGGCACTGCCCACTTTGATAGTCTTTTTATTTCTTTTCCTTTTTGTGATTGATTCAACATTCCTCTTGCTGCATCATAACCTACAGGTGCACCTTGATTGATTAGCTCTTGTTGTGCATTTGATCTTGTATTAGTAGTATTTGAGTCAGGACCATATATCCTTTCCCACATATCTTTTGTAACTTCTCTTTGAACACCCTTATCATCTTTACCAACAAGCTCCTGTAATCTTTGCCACTTTTCTATATTTGCTTGAGTTTGATCTCCTTGAGAATCTTTCAACAATCTTTTACCATTAGGACCAAATTCAACATCACCACCTTTTAAAGGGTTAACATTATAATAATCATACAACTGGTTCATATTATATGTATTGGCTGCGTTTGTTATACCAGCATTATATAAATCATTATATCTACCAGTTTTCCAATTTTTAAAATTCTGAGCATTCTGTAATGCTACAGTGGTATCATCATATAATTGTTTGTTTGTTGCATTGTTAGCCATGTCAACTTTCATATCTAGTTGTGGTTGCATTGTTGCAACTTGATTCATAGTTCTAACATTGTTCTGGTTAACTTGATTTATAGCTTTAGCATTAGCATCTAAAGTTTTACCTTGAATATTACTACGTGCAATTGCCTGTGGTCCATATGCACCTAATGCATTTGCCATAGTGTTTTGTGCTGCTAAATTTGCATTGACTCTTCCTGTATAATCATCTAATACATAATCAATTTTTTGATCTTCTAGTTGAGGAGCCCAAGGCAGGAACAATTCATCATCAATAGCATTTAATGCAAGTATGTTATTAACATCTTGTTTCCACCACTCTTTTTCTGGGTCAGGTTTAACTGGTGGTGTTTTTTTCTTTTCTTCTGGATCATCTGGTAAATCCATAAACTGCTCATCACCAGGTTGATAGTCCATATCAAACCCAGGTGCATTTACAGTATAACCACCTCTCTTACCATCAAACCTTCTTTTATTCCATTCATCATCTAACTTGCCATCACCATCTTTATCATAAGTATCAGGATCATTTTTAAGTCTTTCCTCCAATACTTCATCGGTAAAGAAATAAGGTATGTACTGAACACCTTTTTTATCAAAGTATGCTTTTCTTTTTTCTTCATATTTATTTTGGAATCCTCTCCAGTTTGCATCATAGTTTGGATCACTCATTTTCATATTAAACTTGAAGTCTATACCATCTGCTTTTAAAGCATCTATAACAGCCTGATTTCTGTAATAAAAATCTTCTTCTGATTCTTTACTAGAAAACATATCTGAACCATATCCAAAGCCATCTGTATTTTTAGACTGAGTATCAGGCAATTTATTACCAGAAAACTTACCACTTATAAAAGTTGCTATGTCACCTACATCTGGATCATCATTTAACTCTTGTTGAGTTCTTATTTCAGGAGTATAAGTATCAGATAAACCACCAGCCCCAGATATTTTATTTTGATCAAACACCTGAACTTCAGTAGCCTCTTTCATAGTTCTACCATCAATAGGCCCTCTAACAAAAGATATTTTATTTTTACCGTCTTTCTTTACTATTGTAGGAGAATATCCATCTGCTATATACTTATCATACTGTTTAGCTTTTTCACTTCCAGCAGCATAAGGATTTTTAGCACCATTAGTATTAACCACAGTTTCTACTTGTTTGTCAGTTGCAGTTGTAGTTTTATCTGTTGTTAGAGCATCTGTTTCTGTCTCAGTAGTTGTCTCAGTAGTTTCTTCCATGAGTCTATATGCATCTGGCACTTGACCACTTTGAATTGCAATAAGAGCTTGTCTTCTTAATTCTGATTTGGGTATTGGATCAGAACCATCTTCTAGATACCATGCTTTACCATTCCAAGTAGCATCTTTCATGTTCTTAGGATACCCAATTTTTTTTCTTTCATAGTAATCTCTTGCAGTTTCTCCTTTCCTTTGATAGCTTTCTAATTCTTTACCATAACCAGCTTTAACTAAAAAGTCTCCAAGCTCAGTTCCATACTGTGCCATAGATCCCATCATAGCATTATTTTCCATTGCTAACCCTGGCTCTCCTGGTTGAGGCATAAATGCTTCCATAGGTGCTGGCATTCCTTGCTGAGGCATCTGTTGTTGCATACCTTCTTGCTGTTCTTGTTGAGCCATCATTTGTTGCATCATCATTATTTGTTGCTGTTGCTCAATAGGTAATGCTGCTAAAGCTTTAGCTTCTGCTTCTTTCCTTGATATCTCTTCTACTTTAGCTGTAAACTCAATAGGGTCTTCACCTATAGAAACTAAATATGGATGAGATGCTAAAGGTACACCATCAGAAAAATCCTTTTTGGCTTCTTGTACAAAAGCAAGCTTTGATAAGTCATTCATGTTTTTCTTCAACATAAGCTCTGCACTTGTAGCTGATATTTTATCTGCATACTGTGAATCTAATTCACCATAATACTCTTGTAACCCAAACTTCTTAGAAATTTTAGCAGGTGTTTTTTTACTTCCACCTACTCCAAACTCACTCATTTCATCTTTTGTAAACTTAAGTTTTCTTGTGTCAGAAAAAACAAAAGATTGTTCTGGCAAAAACATTGGTACACCTCCACTACCGTGTCTTGGTCCTTGTATGTCATACAGACCAAATGTACCGTCATCATTTAAATCAGTTAAAACTGTTTCTCCACCCTCTGCTTCTAAATTAGCATCTTCTCTGGGTACACTTGATAAACTATATCTAACAGATTCATCACGTGAATTATTAAAATTAGTATTACCATAATATGCTTGTGGAGTTGTAACCAAACCGTAGTCAGATTGATCACCTGTTACCATACCACCATGTTCCATAGACATTGCATCTTCAACAACCTTTCCATTACGGATGCTAAAACCTTGTGGTAATTTGTTTATTTTAATTTTTGCCATAATTATAATTTTTCTATGTCAGCTCCAGCTGCAATTAGTTTTGCTAACATTCTTGAATCAACTTCTACAGTTTGTTCACCTCCATTTTGTTTTTTTGATTTAATCAAATGAAGATACCCATCACTATCATCATAATAGGTTTTATTTTTAAAGCTATATGATTTACCATCTTCTGGATCCGGGTCTGAAGTATAATAAGGAGCTTTATTTTTATGATTTACATTAACCTGTTCACCTGCATTATATGCTTCAGGATCAATTTGTGATGCTAAATATTGCTGTAATTTAAACTGAGGAAACATCTTGGCACCGCTTACGCTATTACTATTTCCCACAAATAATGTATCATTTTGAGTAACTCCCATTTGAGACATAATATCTTTTATAGCTGTAACATCACTTTTGTTTTTATTTTTAAATAATTCTATATATTCATCTAGATATTCATGATCATAGTTTTTGATTCTATTTTTTCTCTCTTTCCTAGTTTCACCTTTATCTTGATACTTAGATAACTCTCTTTTAATAACTCTATCCCTATTTGCTAAATATGCTTCTTCTCCTTTAGCTCCACCATATGCCATATTACTAAGTATGTTATGCTGTGCTTCTGGAGGTAATGCTTTGAAGCCAGGGTTGTTTACACCACCACCTTCTTTACTCATATATAATCCTGTTGTTGCATCACCTTCACTACCCATCAAACCAGAATTAATATCAAACGTACCTCTTTTATTAAAGGCATCTGTCTTAGTTCCATATATATTATCTGCAACTAAATCACCTCTTAATTCTTCTTGTGCTTTCTTTTTATTTCTTTCATCAAACCAATCATTAGCAACATCTGCTGCACCAACAGCAAAGTTTGATAAATCACCAAATGCTGTGGCAACTGTACTATTTAAAGCTCTATCTAAAAATCCACCTACACCACCATAGTTTGCATCAACTTCAGGACCCTTTATATCTGTAAATAAATCTGCTGCTGATCTTTGTGCAGGCACATCATTTGTTTGAGCTACTGGTGGAGTTGGGTTAAAAGGATTATTAAACCCAGCTACATATTCTTGATACAATTGTGGACCATTAGCAACACCTCTTGTAACAGGATCTTGCGCAACCCATTCTTGAAAAGAAAGCATTTGATTTGCTACTGGACCTGCCATTTGCATATTAGGTATTTCAGCTCCATACTTAACTAACATTTGTTGATAGTCAGAAAAATTAGGAACGCCTTTATTAAACCCTGGATCTAAAGGACCATCATAGTCTTTTGGTATAAACTGATCAAACCCAGGATCATTATTTTCAATAGACTCTGGTAATTTCATATCAAAGCTAGGATCTAAATCTACTTCTTGTGGATCTTTACTAGTAGCACCTGGGTCTTTACCGCCAGCTGACATTGGATCTACTTTATATTCAGTTGGTATTTCTTGTCCTTTCCTTTTTAATATAGATTCAATATATGCTTTTGTTTCTGCTGATCCACTTTGCCACTTTTCTAGCAAATCATCAGATATTTTTTTTACGGCACTTGGGGCATTTATATCATCTAGTACTTTATCTGCTTCTGTTTTTATAATATTTCCTAATGCATCTTTCTGTTGAGTTAGTTCTGGATTTTCAACTTGAAATTGTTTAAACCATGTTGCTGCAGCATTTTTATTTTCATCACTTGTATCAAACTTAACGTCATAAGTGGCATTAGCCATCTTTTGCATTTTGTTATTAATATGCTTACCACGCCAGTCTCTAAAGCTACCATCCTTTACACCATCACCATCTTTATCCTTACCACTAAACATATCTTCATATGCAGTTAAAGCCACGTTTGCAGCTTTTCCTAAATTAAATTCTGCATCATTAAAAATAGCAGGATTAATATACATTGGTCCTGGCTCAAGTATACCTTCATCTTCTAGATTACTTATTAAACCTTTATTTTTAGTTTTAACTGCGTCCTCACTTTTAGAAGCATTTAAAAAATCAGACATCATTTTTGTATTATCTGTACCCTCTTCAGATGTTACTACTGCTCCTGTTTCTACTCCGTCTGCTGCTTTAGGTGCATCATGATTATAACCTGCTTCTTTAAGTCTAAGATGAGTAGCCATATCTCTAGCTCTAATCTTTCTATCACCTTTATACATAAAGTGTGGTTCAAATTCACCACCCTCTTCTTTTTTCCATCCAGCTGCATTCTTTGCAAAGTTAGCCATCTTAACTACTGAAGCAGGATAGTTATCTGTATTGCTCATAACTTTGTTATAAGCTTCAGATACTGACATACCTCTTGCTTTAGCCCATCTTGTAAACTTACCCTTGTTTTCTGGTTTAATTTCTATACCAGATTTAGCCTGATCAATAGATGTTATATTCATATCCATACCAGGAGCTTCTTGTTGTATTTCTTCTGCTCTTGCTAGTTGTTGTGGATTATTTGTAATTTGCTGTGGACTAGGTTCTTGTGGTTGTTGTAGTTTTTGTACATCTTCAAACAAACTTATAATTGCTTCTTCTTCATAACCCAACTGCATAAGAGCTTGACCTATAATATTTTGATCAACTTCTTGCTGCATTAAACCCATCAATACTTCTTGAGGTTGCTGACCTTCTTGAACAGCTGCAGTAAACATTTCACTTATCTGCATAACTTGCGGATCAACTTGAGGTTGTTGCTGCAGACCAGGTTGTTGAGGAATCATTGATCCTCCTTGTTGTTTTACACTTTTTTTGTTTAAATCCACGTTGATAATATTATATTATTAATATACAAATAATTAAGGAGATTCACTAATCTTTAGGGTTTAAGCTTGATAAAGATGAGTCAAAATATAGTTAGGTGGTGACATATTACCCAACTCTTTTGCATCTTTATAATGCTTTCTATTTAATTTATCATATAAACTTTTAGCTTTACTCTCATTGTCAGTTCCATCATAGACACCATCTATATAATCTTTATACATTTGTATTTGTTTTTTCTCTCCTCCTACTGCATAGTTTGGCATATACTTTCCTTTTTGTTGAAATTTTAAATACTTAGCATGTTTTTTAACGTTATCTGTATATGTTTTACCACCATCCTTACTTGATCCTCCCCAGTGTTTAGGAAGTGTGTTAAATAAATCATTTCTATCTACACCCTTTCTATTATTAGCTAAGAATGCTAATCTTAATACAGTTGCTATAGCTGCTTTTTCAGGATCTAATAAATCTTTATTAGATGTTATACCAAACTTCTTTAATATATTTATTTGTTTTTTGTCCTTTGGTAAATTCTTATCTTCCTTTATTATATTATCCCATCTAAGTTGAGTTAAACCAACACTGTTATAATCTTCTTTTGCACTTTTTTCATAAACAGGAAGATNAGTCTTCAAACTATCTTTTACAGCAAGAGCTATTAAAGGAGAAAGAGATGTTAATCCATCTAATGTATCTATTTTATAACCATCATATTTTTTAAATACATCAGGTGAAGAAGTAACTTTAGGTAAAAGATCAGTTGAGCCAACTATTGGTAAGTCACCTTTTCTATTTTGATCAGCTACAAATTTTGTAACACCTCTTGTAAAGTTTCCACCAGCACTGTGTGTATCACCAAAATTAGATTCATTACCATAAATACCAAAAGCAATTCTAGCAATATCATTATATACATCACTAGGTATACCTGCCTCTACCATTATTTTCTTTTTGTTATTTACTAAAGAATTTATAAATGGTTTAGTTGAGTTTTCTTGTTCTTCTTTATCTGAGGAGTCTGAAGTAAAAAAATTACCAATGGACTTTAGAGTACCCGTTTCATTATATACTTCCTCTTCAAAAGATTGTTGATCAAACACTGGACGTATAGGTTGGTAGTTTAATGTATTTACTGAATAATTAGATCCTTGTTGAGTTTGCTCTTTACCTTTAGAATCTATATAATTAGAAGTATATTTTTCTCTATTATCCTCTGACATTTTTAATACAGCTTGTCCATCAACCCATTGAAAATTATTACCATCATCTTCTGGTAATACATATACCGCTGTACCTGCAGGCATTCCTAGATCATACAATGCTTGTAAATCAGTACATTGACCATTTATACAACCATTACTTGCTCTATTGTTTTCAACATTTCCATCATCAAATAAACCTTTTCTACCAGAAGTAGGGCCATGAATAGCAGTAGCTACATCTATGTCAGTACCATCTGTAAATAAATTAAATGAAGGAACTCCCTTACCACCATATTTATCTGGTGAGTCAGCATAACTTTCTTTTATATAATACTTACCTGCACCAGTGTTTTTGTTTCCAGCACTCCAGTTAGGAATCCATTTACCATTTCTTTTATCTTCATCTGTTATCTTACCATCTTGGTTAAAATCCCACATCTTTGTTACAGTCAAAGCATCACCTTTATTAGCACCTGTAAGAACTTCAAAGTCTAATATTGACTTTCCACCTCTCCAAACTTCTAATCTCTTTGTTTTTTTATTTACTATAACATAATGACCATTAGGATCATTAACCATTTGAGCTTTCTTTATTATATCCTCATCAGCTGAATCATTAATATTCTTTCTGTCTTCATCTAATAAATCAACGTCCTGCCATGTTTCTTCAATTTCTTCTACTTCCTCATAATTAGATTGAGGTATAACAATATCTTGACCAGCAAAAATTTCATTAATGTTTTTAATTGAACTATTAGCTTCTACAATTTTTCTAAGAGGAACACCAAATCTTGTTGCTATCCTACCTAATGTATCTCCTGACTTAATATCATAATTAAGAAATTTAGTTTTAGACTTAGGTAATTTTAATTCTTGATTGATATCTATTTGACTAGGGTTATCAATATTATTTAACTTTGCAATTTCATCTACAGAAGTACCAAATTGTTCTGCTATTCTTGTCAGGTTATCTCCTGACTTAATTGTATAAGTTGTCAGATTATCATCTTCTTGTTTAGGCTTTTCCTCAGCTTGTCTAAAAGGACCCATATAAGGAGTAACTGGTTCCTGTACATAATTATCTTGTTGCCACATTTCAGGAAGATAAAAACTTTGTTCTTCTTCTGCTTCTTCTTGTCTAATGGGACCTGCATATTGTTTTACCGGAAGACTATCTTGGTCATTTATATCTTTATAATTATATAACTGCTTATAATAGTCATAAGCTTCATCAGTAGTTGTCTTTAAAAAGTTCTCCTGTACATTAGGTCTGCCTTCTGTATTTTTATCATACAGAATCATATCAATGTAATCTTGAGTTTCCTGTGGAAGTCTAGATACCCATTTTACATCATTGTATATATCTTCACCCTCTTCTTTTAATTCATTTAATAAGTCTAATGTATTGCCTCTGCCCCAGTTATATGCAGCTAAAGTTTTAATTAATCTTACATCATCATCTTGATTTTCTTTATTAATAAATGAAGAGTTGTATAATTCATTCATTGACCACTCTTGAACTTTATAATTTTGTTCAGGGTCATAAGGATCTATTTCATCTACCTTATTTGCTTTTTTATAATCTGTTATAAGGCTATCTCCTATTTGACCAAGACCCATATATCCTTTATTGCTTTTGGCTTTTGGATCTAGATTAGATTCAACAAAAGCTTGCTTGTATAAAAGATTTGAGTCTACCTTATTTTTTGTTTTTTCTTTTTTATCAGAATCTTTAGGTATGTAAATCCTATCATAAAATTCATATGGCTTTATACCTGCATTTGCTATGCTGTTAAAATCATATTTATCATACATAGAAAGATACTTCTGATCTCTTTCTTTATCATAACCAACCTGTACCTGAAAGTTTTGAAGTGGATCTGTATCCATAAACTTACTACCGCTTTGTCCAGTTGCCTCAAAATAAGCTTCTTTCATATATGGTAATAAACCATCTACTGTTTGTTTCTCACCAATAGCCATGTCTTGGAAATCCAATAAGAAACCTTCTTTATCAAATATCTCATCAGATATTTTATAGTACTGAACATCACTATCTTTAGCCGTAGTTGGTTTGTATTCTGTTTGCTGTTTTATATACTTATCCTTAGTTGGAATTTTTAATGCACGTGCCCATGCCTCTTCAGAAAAATCAAGATCCCCGTCTTTATCAAGTGAAGGAGATTCAGGATCTGTTAAACCTAATGCATCACCTATTAATCCAAATCCTTCATTAACAATACTTCCAAACCCCGGATAAGAAACAGGTCTTACTTGTTCAAACATTTTTAATCTAGTTTCTATATCAAGATCTGGACTCATTAAATCCTTAGTTTGTTTACCTAGCCATGTAGAAAATTCATCTGCCTTTTCAGCTGCTCCTTCTAAAACAGGAATGACTGCCTCATCTAATGTATTATTACCTCTATTACCTGTTTGTGCTTTTGGAATTGCACCGCCTTTTTGTGCATACCTTGATTTAGAATCTTTAGATGCATCTGATACAGTATTAAGCATATCAAATATTTCATCATCACTATATATATCTTGCAACTGTAATAAAGGATTATAACCACTATCTTCTCCTCTATCTAAATCTTTCACTCTAGATTTTAATTCTTGATATTTTTCTGGAGTTAACTTTTCCGTAAAAGGATCATATATACCTAAATCTTGTGCTGCTGATCTAATTGTATTTAATCTAGTTCTAGCTTCTGTTGGTTCAGACACATAATCAGCCCAACTATCTTTAGAAATACCTATAGATCCTTCTTGTATAGTCCCATCCCTGTTAAACTTTACTATAGGATTACCTTTATCATCATATTTCTCATAGTATGCTTCATCATAATTATTTATTATAGGAACTCCATTATCATCATAACCCTCTATATTAAGTCTTTCATCATTAAATCTTTTAACAGTTTTTTCAGGTATAAGCCTATCTGTACCCAGATTTTTTGTAATCTGCATACCTCTTCTTTGTAAATCATTTAATGGTTGGTCAGTTAAAAAATTATATCCTGCATTTGCTAAACTAACAAAAGGTGATGTCATTGAACCAGTAAAATTTGCTAAAGCTGCTTTATCCTTTAAAGATAAATTTACCATATATTTAGCCCGTGTGTCGGGCCCTACTCTATCACTACTATGACCTATTTCATGTTCAGCAGTATTTACATGAACATGATCTTGATCCAAACCAGCTTGTGCTGGTTCATAAAATTTAATCTTTCCATTATTATTATATGATACTGCAGCTGTTCCCTCATTTCCTTCTTTTACACCATCTTCAAGCTCAAGATTTATATTTTCTAAATTAGATTTTCTACCAAAAGTTATAAAGTCAGCGTCATCATTTGGGCCAACTTCATTTGCTAAGATTTCCTTATACATTGGTGAATCTAACCACTGACTTTGAAATGAATTTTTAACAACATCATCATCAATTTTTACTCCTATGTCCTCACCTGCATTTTGAGCTTTTGGTAATGCACTACCACCACACTTGTGACATGTAGAGACATCAGCTCCACCATCTGCAGCTTTCCATTTCCAACCACAACTATTGCATTCCATGGTTTTATCTAATAAACCACCACCAAGTTTCATTTTAGGTTTCCAAGAACCTTTACCAAACTTTAATGCACGTTCTTTATCTTTTCCAAAGTCTATAATCTCACCTCTTCTTTTAGCTTCTTCATATACAGGCTTCCAGTCTATTTTTGCTTGTTCAGACATGTCAACCCAAGTACCATCTTCATCTTGAAATAATGTAGGAAAAGAAAACCAATTTTTACCATCTAAAGTTTCAGTTGCCATAAGATGTGTGGACACAGAACCATCCTCATTGTCCCTAACACCATTTCTTTTTGGAACTTCATAACCTGTCTGTGCCATAGGTACTTCTAACACACTATCTCCTGGAAACTGATAGTTATTACCAGGCATCATTATCTGACTATTACCTAGATTATCTGTTCCCATAACAGGAAAATCTACATCCTCCATTGTTATTGAACCTGACTCAATGATATTAACCGGATTGGTTTTATCAGAGCTAGTACGTTTATAACCATCTACAGATATATATTGTGTTATATCTTGAAGATATTCATTTGGTCCTCCCGGTAGTCCTATGCTTTTTTTACGTGCCATTATCTTTGTGATAGTAAAAGTTTAGTATTATTTAATCTCAATAACATCTTTCTGTTTCCAGATACATTTCTACGTAAAATAACATTATTAGAATAATGTCTAAACTTCTTACGTTGAGTAGCACTCTTTGCATAATTAATGTTAATGTAATTTAATGGTCTTACATAACCATTACATGATGTATCAAATATAGGCTGCTCTGCATTTGTGAATTCTCCTCTGTCATTAGTTACATCCCAAAATTGATTAAATCTAAATTTGTGTTCTACTTTAGAAACTAGTATTTGTATACCATTAAATTGTAAAGTTGGAAAGTCTAAGTTTGTCCAAGGACTATTAACTGGTTGTGGATTTAATAATAGTAAACCTGATGTTTGATCATTATTATAAATAATAGAAGCATCAAAGTTAAAATCTAAATCTTCCCATTTATCTCCACCACACATATTATATTGTGGGTCTCCTTTATATACATAAGTTTCTAATTGATATTCAAAACTTCTTACTGTATTAACAGATTGACCTGTATTAGATATTAAATCTATTTCCCAAGGATAGTCTTCACCATAATAATTTACAAATGAATCACATCTTACATTGTGTCTCCAAAATCCTCCTACATTATAATTAGGTGTTACAGAATCAAAATAGAAATAATTACATATTAATGGTGTTGGATCTATCCAAGTTGGATCTCCAATAATAAATATACCAGGAGCTGTATCTGGACATGTTCCTGATTGAGTTGTTGTTGATCCTGGAACTGTTGATGTTGGACATTCACAAGTTACCTTTCTACATATTGGAGGAGTTACGTCATCACATGCACCAGATGTTGCAGTATAAGTAGAAGTAACCGGATCTAAAAATACTTTAGTATATCCTGCTGGACAATCACAAGTAAAATCAGTACCACATACAGCTCCTGCAATTGCTGTTGCTACACTTTGAAAAGTTGTTGGGTCAGATGCATTAATACCAAATTGAAATGGATCAACATTTACTGGCCCATTTGACATAGATATATCATTCAATACACCCGGAGTTGGTGGTATTGAAGAAGTTGCACCACAATACATTGCATAAACAAATTGATATGCTGGAGCAGTACCTGCACCAACAGATGTAAAAGTTTGACCAACATTATTACCTGGTGCACTAGTTGTATCTGTAATAAGAATCTGTATAGCTCTATAATTAGGTTGTGATGTTCTATCACCTAATGTTGAATTAGCTGGATTAGTTAGTATGCCATTACCAGTCTGTAATCCTAAAAGTACATTAGTTGAGCCACCAGTCCAGTTTGCATTATACCAAGCAGTAGCTTGCGCTTCTGTTATTGTATGACTCATTGTTACACCTCCCGGCATAGTATAAACACGTGCTGCACCATCCCATACATCAAATCCAATTTGCATTTGACTGTTGGACATAAATGTTTGTATTTGTGGATCATTTAAAAATGCAGTCAACCAAGTTTGTTGAGCCGCTCTTCTACCAAACTGATTAGTACTACCAGATACATCCATTGATATTACTACATCAACTAAACAATTTACAGGACCACCTCCTATTGTAGCTGCAATGTTTTCTATAGTTACTTCAGCAGGTATTGATTCATTAATCCCTATCTCACATAATCCAGTAGTAGAATTAAAATTATATCCCGGAGGACATTGTGGTATTGTAGTAGTTACTGTCTTAGTTGTAAAGAAATGATTTATACTAGGTAAAGCTAACTCAGGATGCCAGTCATGAAAAGATATCCATGCTTTAGACTTTGGATCATAAGACACTGTCCATGAGCAATCATCAAAATATACTGGATCACCAATATCAATACTTACTGGTACTCTTGCCTCTCCTCTTATTTCTACAGGTTTAAACGGTCTATCAACAAATGTTGCTTGACCTATGTAGTCAGGCTTCAATTGATAATCTTTTTTCATAAAGTAGACTATATCATCTACTGAATCATACATTACTTGACATCCTACTCCTGCTACAGGATTATCTGTCCATTGTGTATTTTCTGAACTTGGAAATTGTTTTATAAATCTAGAAGGTAAGTATTTGTTAAACCACCATTTCATTCCATTATTAGATATAGGGTCCATACCTTTACCAGCATATTGAAATATTTTACCTTGTTGTTGAGATATAAAAAATAATCCTAATGGTGTATTAATAACACCTCTTAAACTTTCACATGATCCATACTCATTTGACAAATCTGCATTTGCAACATTTTGGAACGGTTGACTAAATAAACCTCCGTCACCTATAGTAAGCTTTGTGTCTAGTTGAGTCTTTAATGTATCAAGACCTTGAAACATTTGAGGAGATAAATAAGGGAAGAATATTAATGCTCCATTCTTATTTATAGGTTTAATAACACTTACTTCATTTTTAAAATCTTTATAGTTATTATTTAAAAACACTCTCCAGTAATCTCTTTTTGATTCTTCCTGTGCTTGTAATGAATAAATTAATCTTTTTGGATAACTAACAAAACATGTCTCAGAAACATATGGGTCATAATCCCTAGGTTGCACCTGACCAAATGAAGTCATTTGAGTTGGAAACTTTGATCCAGACAATGAATCATCATACTTATAAAAGTTATCTGCTTTAATATTATCAGCATGAAATAGTACACCTAAGTCATTATACTCATAAGCGTCATAGAATCTTTTATCTGGTGAATCTTCCCAATCTCTATATGCTAAATTAACTTCTGACTCTACAAAGAATTCATTAATCCCATTTATATGAGTATACATATATGCCCTTTTCATTTGAAAAGCAGGATTTAAATTTCCACCTCCACCTGAACCTCCAAACAGACTTCCAAAAAGATTTGTGCTTTGACAGTTTCCAGATCCTCTATCTAAATAAAATTGATTTGTTGGTAAAGCATCTTCCCATGACCCTGAAGCTAAACCTAATGTTGCAACTTCACGTGCCATATTACTTATGTCAAACTTAGTTGAGTTTAACCAAAATCTTGGATAAGGTATGTTTACATATAAACTATAATCAAATGCATGACCGTTGGGTTGCCCTTTTAAGAAGTTTGTAAAAATAGGCATTATACATTTTTCAGTATATCTATTAATTGACACATCTCCACTAAAGATTGGTTTAGATGTATATAAAGCTTCAGGTGGTAAGTTATTATCTAATAACTCAACACAACCTCTCATTTGTATTTGCTTTATACCATCTAATTGACCATACTGATTATCAAAGTTAAACTTTAAAGCACCGTATAATGCAGATATACTTGTTTGTCTTTCTGCTTTACTAAAGTCTTTAATTAAAGAATTTTGAAAATCATTAACGCTACCATCAGTTCTTACATAACCACCAAGTGCAAAACGTGAATAATCAACTGTAGTAGGTATAGCTAATTCTTTTTCTGTTGAAACAGCTACAGTAGATGGTCTAAATAAATTATTAATTTTATATTTAATACCATCAAAAGTTTGAAATGATGATCCTATATAATTAGAATCATTATTTTTTGTTCTAAATATATCGTTCTGATTAATTTTTGCAAAATTATTAAAGAATCCAGTAGAGTTATATTTTAAAACAAAGTCATAAAAACTAACCATGTTATAAAATAAATCAATGATTTCATCACCACCTATTGCAATATTCTTTTGTGCCATTGATACACCAATGATTCCTCTTAGAAGACTTGGCATTGCTGCTTCAGGTTTATCATAAACTGTTCCTTCTTCAATACCACCACCTTGAGTACCAGGGACTGCAGTTTTTACGAAGTTAGTTGCACCCTGAATATTTAATTGTGTTGATGAAACAATTCCACCTGCATATATATCTGCAAAATCTACAAGGTCATCTAATAGTGTATCTAATAAAATATCCCATATTGCATTACCTATTGCTAAAGCACCTATTGATGCTGGGGCAGCAGTAAATCCACCTGTTACAGTACCACCATTAGTAAAACCTCCAACAAACCATGGTGCATATACTGGATTCAAACCTTGAACCGGTAATGCTTTCTTGTTTGTAGTACCCTGAACAGCATTAAGAGCATATCCAATTCCTATTACTACTGCAAGAGATGCAGCAGCAGGTCTTAGTAATTTAAATTGTGGGTGATCTTCTGAAGGAGTAAACCTGCCTGCAGACTTGCCATGAATGTTACCATATATTTTAGTTTCATATGCATTTAAAAATGGTTTAGCAAACATTAAATCTGGAGCATGAAAAGAAAACACATCCTTTGTAAATCCCTTTAAAGGTTCATAATGATTTATACTTCCTGTAAAATCTCCTTGATCACAAAAATTCTCTGTGGTTTTATTTCTAGTACCATCTTGAAAAAATACATCATGCTGCAAAGAGTTATAAGGATAGTTAGGATACAACCCTTGTGAATTTCCTAGTATATTTTCAGAATCTGGTATATCATATTTACGCATGTTTTTAAACATACCTTTTGCCAAAATAGATCTTGCTCCTTGTCTAGACCCTCTTAGTATTTCATAACCTACAACATTTTCAATATAAGATCCGTCATTATATTTAGGTCTACCAATATTAGTAAATTCAACACCTACTAAATTTATATTATCACCATCAGTAGTACTAATATGTAATGGAGAGTTTGCACCCCCTATTGACTCATCAGGCATCTTGTGATGTCTTATAGGTTTACCACATAGATTACCCCAAATATCTGGTCTGTTAGATGGATAAAGTTCTGTTGATTCCCAATAGCCCATTTTACCTCTTGCAATAACTAAACTATTATCTTCTTGAGGTTCGTTAAGATTTAAATTTGTTGCAGTTGCAGTATTATATACTTTAAATAAAGGTTCTCCATCAGTATTTAATACATTATCTCCAAATACAATTTCATTCTCCATAGTACCATTATAGTTTTCTGGAGCCCTTCCGGGTATATGATATGAAGAAGATCTTTCACCTGTATTATATATCCATCTAATAAAAAATGCATATTGCTCATCACGCATGAAACCTAACTTGTTTCCACCTAATGTGTAATACTTACTAGACAAAGAATTTATAACCCAATTTGTTTGGATTTGATTTGCAATAGGTTGATAATTAAAATCAAATTGTTCAGTTGGTCCTTGTCTTATTAACCAATCATTTACAACAAACATAGACTCTGACTTTTCATAAGCCGGACTTCTAAGAGGTATTAATTTTAAATCTATAGCAGGTAATGCTGGATCTATAAAATCAATATTAATGTCTGATTGTTCTGTGCTATATAAACCAATTCTCTTTGCTAGAGTTTGGCCTTGGTTTCTCATTAATAGTACTAATTCATAATAATAATAATCTTGATCTAAATTAGAAACTTTTATATTTAAAGAACTATCTGAACCTTGGTGACTAAATAAAGATTGTAAATTAGATATACCAATATAGTCTGTAACTTTTTGTTCATTCTCTACATATGCAATAAATGCTTGATACGTTCCATTACGTAACATACCACCGTCTGTTGCTTTATCTAATTCTATACAAGGTGTATCTACTAGTGGAGCTAATCTTATTTCTTGACAATCTAATTTTTTAGGTTCTATGATTTCATATCTAACACACGGGTCTCCATCAATATCCGGACCTGTAATTTGAACTTTTTTCCAGGGTATATCATCTATATTTAAAGCTCTTGATGGATTGTTTGCATCATCCCAATATACTTCCCAAGTACAATCAAAATTTTCTTTTGCTGCACCTGTAATTAAATGTTTTTTAGTAAAATTTAAACACGGGTCATTAACTAATGTAGTGTACTTACATTCACTATCATCAAACCTTCCTATTTCAGAACTTACATTATCAGTTGAAAAAACTATCCACTCATCACCATATCTATGTATAGCACCTATAACTGTATATGGAATAACACCACATGATAAGTTTGATGGCTCATTGCCAATCATTCCTATATCTCCATCCTCAGAATTATTTGCTGCATTCCTTGCATGCCACCATGCTTGTTGACCTTCAAATGAAGGAGCAACATCTTTATTCATACCTTTAGTAAATGTATTTATATTTACTGATGATGAACCTTTGCCCTGTGGTTGAGGAGGTGTTTCCTTTTTAGCCATAATATATTATCTCTTTGGTCCTGTTACTACTTGAGGGTTAGCAGGCGCATAACTTAAAAACATATTGTAATAATTATGATACTGTGCTCTTCTGTTCATATTCCAAACTTTTCTCATTTCTTGGAAGTTTGGTGTATTAACAAAACCTAATGCGTTATTTCTTGCTCCTCTTAGTCTACTTTCTACTAGCTGTAATTGTTGAGATACATTCTCACCATTCCAAACCATATTTTCTAATATTCTTTGTTTTATTGCATACTCATAATATTCATTGCAATATGGTTGATCTAATACTAATAAATCACCCTCTGCATTTTCCATAGCACCTTGGTAACTTAAATAGACTTTTCCTGTATTAAACGTAGTTATTAAAAAACCATCTTTTACTTCTGCTATATCTACTGCTTGTGCACCTAGACTAGGACAGTAACAAACTTTATCATTAACGTCTTTGATTCTTAATTCAGTCCAAGTATTAAATGTTCTAAATTGACCACCCCCTATTCTCTGAACTAATTGATAACTATCTTTATCATTACATGTTTTAACAACACATACATCTTTACATACCTTTCCATCTTCACATGGTGCTACATCACCAGGAGCAGGAACATATGGTACGTCATTGAATGTTTCAACATGGGTTCCTGATGGCATTGTGCTATTTACAGTGTATGATCCACATCTAAATGCGTAGTTTAAATATTGAAAATCAAAAGGTAATTGACCTTTACCATGTTCTATATCTATAATAACTTCTTTAGTTCTATGTATACGTAACCCTAAATCATAATTTACACGTGTTGCAACTTTAATAAGTTGAGCAGGTTCAATTAATCCTTCAAGTGCATACGTTGAAAAATCAATGGAAACATCTTCCATCAATTGACTAAAAGTTCTATATTTTTGTGATACCCCCATTGTTGTATTTTTTAAGTTCTTGCTATGTTACGTTTGTTATCTGAATCTTCAGATGGTATTTGTAATGTACCTGACATAGTAGCAATAACTTGGCTTTCTATTTCTGCAAACAATGCTTCTGGTATGTAAATTTCTTGCTCATATCTAGGGGTGCAATCATTTTCTGTATCACAATCCCATTTAGTTATATCTGAGTCAAATACACCTTCTACTTTAATTGCATCCCATGCAATGTTTGGACAGTAGATGTAACCATCTAACCACCAAAAATATAATGTTTTGTTATATCTAAAAGAAGTACTTTTTGTTAATGATGTATATGTACCAGGTTGGGTTCCTTGCAGCTCTTGTGAACCATCTATTGAACTAATGGTACGTATTAATGGACCCCAGTAACCTTCAAACATTGAAGGTAATCTATGTTTTGAACGTTTTATTGTACAACCACTTTGTATTCCAGCACAATGAGCTTCAACTTTATCTACTTCAATTAATTCTACATATGGTAATGTTTTCCATACTGAATTAAATTTTAATAATTTATTTGCATAATCTTGCCTTCTCATTAAAAACTGAGCATACTTTTCAATTAAGCTATAGATATATCTATCAGTGACAAAAGCATCTTGAACTCCTGCTTTTACTTGGCCTCTAATTCTTGATACTACGTCTGCTATTGTTGCCATGTTTTTTATTTTTCAAATTCATTATAATACTTTAATGCTTTAATGGTTTCTTCAGGGTTTTCATCATAAAGATGAGCCACCTTGTATTTATTTTTCATTACTACATATTTGGTCCAATTGATGGGGTAAGTTTTTGCAACAGTTCTTTTAAAATCTCTGCATGCTACAAATCTCCACAACTCCCTATTTTTAAATCTATATTTAGTTGAGTAATTTGTATAAAATATTTTACCTAAATTTCCATCTGTTTCCCAGTTTTTATTTTGTAAGACTTTACCATACTGATTTGAAAGAGCATAATTAGTATTCACTGATTTTGATGAAGGACATGTACCAATAAATAGATACCCTAATGAATCAGGCAACTCTACACCATCTCTATTCTCTACTACAGCATTCCAAAGTCTAACATTATATATATTTATTATCTTTTTTAATTTAACGTTATCTATGTCAGAGTATAAAGGTTTCTTGTCTTTAAACTCTTTGATTGTTTCTTCATTTAATAACCCCATTCTTTTCTCTCTATATCTAGGAGCTTTCAAATCAGGTTTTTTGAAATTGTTGATCATACAGTTATATTTATAATTTACAAAAAAAACCCCACTTAAAGAAATTTAATGTGAGGTCTTTACAATGCTTGATAAGTTAATTCACATATATTACCCATTGTAGGGTGTTGTATTTCTAGTTTACCTGAACGTCTATTGCCTACATATTTGTTACTATAATGATAGTAATCTGTTTTACCCAGGCTAGGTAACGTCTTTTCTATAAAACCTGCTGTTTCATTTGATGTCATATATTCAACCTTTCTGTCTGTATGTATATGACCTTTAAATAATGTTCTGTTTGTTGTGTCACCCCAAGCTTTTGGATACTCTGATGCATATATTAAAGGATTATTCTTGCTACGCTTATCCCCATGTTCAAATGCATTAAAGTTATTATGCCATACATGAACCTTTCTTTCTTCATATTTTACATCCCATGTTATCTTATCACAGTCTATTGATCTTGAGAGAGCATGAGCTAAATGATAAGAAGAAAGTCTATCATGATTTCCCGGAACATATACTACTACTAATTTGTCACAAAAAGATTTAATATATGTTACAGCCCAATGCATTGCATCAAATGCTTGTACATAAGCCTCTGTAGCGCTCATACAGTTGTCTAAAAGTGTTCCGCTTGTAGTTGTGCCCTGGAAGGTATCCATGTTGATTAAATCACCTCCTACAACAAAGTACATAGTTTCTATGTGATGTATAGCATTTGCTCTACTAACTAAGTTCTTAACTGTATCTTCAAAATCTTTATCTATGGTATCATTACCTTCTTTGCCAAAATGAATATCTTGTAGAGATATTACTGCACAATGTGGATCATCAGTAAATTTATTTTTATAAGGTATATTTGATATTTTGTATTTTTTGGGAGTCCAGTTTTTTAGTAAGTCTTCAAATAGTTTTTCTTCTGGATTTTTTATTTGTGATACTAATGCTGAAACTCTCCAGTGATCACCCATTTGTTTATTCCAATACTGAGACAATTTCCATTTATCAGTGTCTATCTTTAGTAAGATTATTATTTCTTCTGCACTTTTAGGCTCATGATCAAAAGTTCCAGATAACTTCCCAGTTCCATTTTCTAAATCAATTGCTTCTGCAATTTGTGCATTGTCTGCAGCTTTACTAAAAAATATAGATTTCTTTCTTTTGTTTTTTCTTTCTGCTAATAATTCTTTTTTTACTTTCTTATATTGCTTTTCTGTAATGTTCAGTTTTTCAGCACAATAAGATGGGTGCTTTTTCCATTTTAAACTGTCAAGAACTTTTTGCTTTATATTATCCATAAGTTAAATAATTTGATTTTTTTATTGTAAAGATAAGAAAAAAAAAGAGACTGGAATATATCCAGCCTCTTCCAACGTTTGTAGTAGAAAACCAACAAACCACCACGTGTTGTTTTTTTTATGCTGACAGAGTTGAAATAAGTATTTCAATTGGTTTACATCCTGTGTTACCAGCATCTACAACTTTAACTTTATATGCTGTACTAGCAGTTAAATTTGTTATAGTAAAGTTATTTACTGTAGGTACAATAGGTCCTAGTGGATTAGCTAATGTCCATCCTACAGGTGATATTTGTTCATCAACATATACATTTAAACCTGTGCTGTTACTCCATATTCCATCCCATATAACTGAAATAGTACTACCTGTTACTGCACCTGCATAAACATTATATGGATCATGTTGTACATCATTTGAAGTACATGTCCCAAGGCCGTTAGATAATATCATAGAAAACTTTTGTATAATAGAATCTAATCTTTCACCAGAAGTTATAACTATTCTACTACCAGGATCACCTATTTGAAAAGATGTTCCACAATAGCTTACACATGAAGCACACTGCACATCATCACACCTTTCACTACCTGTACTACAATCAGTATAGGTACATGCATTAGTTATTGCTGTGTCAGCACAACTACATTTTTGACTACATTTTGTACAATTACATGCCATTGTTTATTTTTTTATTTTTATTTATTTTAGGTTAATGGAGTACTGCCTCCACAACCAGATATTATTAAACTAGATATTGTACTTGGATCAGTGCTCGTAGTATACGTAGCTCCTGTTCCAGTTGCAAGCTCTCTCCAAGGATATACTGCTGGACTTATTGTTCCACCATTATCCCAATCCATATTAACACCTGCTCCCATACAGAATACTTTAATTCCATTATTATTACATGTTGTTATCAATGACAGGATTCTAGAGTATGTTGTCATATTCATTATATCTTCATCTCCTCCCGGTAAATTATCTGTAATTAGTATAACATATTTTGCAACATTGTTTCTAAATGCTCCATTAAATGCAGCACCTCCAACTACTTGTTGTAGTGCTAAATCCATTGGTTCAGCTCCACCTGCTCCTGATCCCATGTTAACACAAGTACCATCTACACCTCCAGCTAATTTATTTAGCTGAGTTGTAAATGCAGTTCCGTTATCATTGGCAAACATTTCCCAAGCAGTATATATTAAATTAGTTCCGGCAGAACCAGCAACAACTAATCTTTGTGTTGTTGGAAGAACTGTGTAATCAGCACAAGTACCATAATTTGGATCTCCACTAGTTTCATCTACAGTAGTTAAACCTATTCTATAATTATTTGATCCTGATGAAGAATCTATTGTACTTACTAAATTAGCCGCTCCTGATTGTATTGTTTGAATTTGAGATGTCATACTACTTGTATAATCTACTAAGAATACTACATCCATACCTTGACTACATGGTGCATCTGCTGTGAGTGTTTCAATTGCTATATTTGGACAAACATTTGACCCTCCACTTATAGATACCGTTAATCTAATATTATATACTGTTTGTGGTATTAAACCTGAAAATGATCCTGTTACGCTAGATCCTGGGTTGTTTATAGTATCTGTAGCTACAACTGTACCAGAAGAATTAATTACTTCTATAAGGTATGTTGCTGTAGTTCCTAATAAATTATTAAATTGGAAATTAAAAGAATTCTGTGTTATACTACTTATAGTCATAGATGGACAAGGAATAATTCCTGTTATTAAACTAGATTGCGTTTCAACACATGTATCATTTCCATCTGTAACACTAAACTCAACTGTTGCAGTTAGATCTGTAGCAGTATCTAATGATGCTACATTTACACTTATACCTGTAGAATTATTCTGTAATGATGATACACTAACAATTTGCTGAGTTGAAACACCTTTAGAATCAACTATTGTGATTTTACTAAAACCTGCACTATCATTAAATGTACTAGGTATAGATGAGTTTATAAAGTTAAATACTACGTCTGTTATTAAACCTGTACCACCACTGATAGTATTTGCAGTAGTATATGAGAATATAATTCCATCACATCCTCCAGGACAACAATTTGTTTGAATGCTTGTAATAGCTGAATACATATCATCAATCACAACCCATGCGTTTTGCATAGACTGAGCTAATGTAGAAGCTGAATTATTCCATCCAACTATACCACTATATGATGCATCACTATTTGATAACTGAGTATATGAACCTGTTATTGCAGATTGTGAAATTGCAGAATTTATAGCAGATGGAAATCCAACTGCATTTCTTAATTCACAAAACGCACTTTCTAATGCTAGTACAACTACTGAAACATTAGTTAAAACCCCTACATTACTTATACATGTAGGTACAATTTGAGCTTCTACAACAGCACCACTACAAGGTAATACACAAGCTTCTAGTACATCTATTCTTGTATTTAAACTTGTTAATGTTGAATTGATTGTATTAATACTTGCTAAATTAGTACATACTTGATTTGCTATAAGTGTAGCAAATTGATCTAATGGAAGTTGAGTTACTGGATTACCGCTTGCATCATTATACTGCATACATGCAGGTAATGTCATTATAGGAAGAGAAGCAGTAGATTTATCATTTCCACTACCACTATCTGCATTTAAACATATTTGATTAACCATTGCCTGTAAAACAGGAACAAGTTGAGTAGGCGTAGCACCTCTAACATTTAAACAAGTAATATCTAACCCAGTAAGATTAGGGTTCATATCTACACCACTTTCTAAAAGGTCACAAACCTTAGTTGCAAGTTTAAATACAACTTCACTAATAGAGTCACCATTACATAGGTCTATACAAGAAATATCTGGCCCTTGCCATATTACACAATTAGAAGATATATTATCACATCCATTTGTGGTGCCGCTTGAGTTCGTTGGGATCATAAATGTTTTATTTTACTATAATGTACTGCGTTGTTGTAAACTATACATTTATAATATACAAAATTTTTTAAAACCAAACAAGTTAATGCTAGTTTTAAAAAATTTTGTAAACAGTTATGAGAATAAAATTTAAGCTTTTTCTAAAGGGGTGTCTTCTTTCTCAATATCAGATATAGTACCATCTTCAAGGCTAATATTAACTGAACCATATTTTGTCTCTAATGATTCACTTACAGTTTTCCATTCAGCTTGCAGTTCTGAATGTTTAGATACTAATTGATTCTTAACTAGTTCAGCATTACCTATATTCATAAGTAATGTATTAATTTGATTTTGAAGATCTTTAACTTCTTCTAATTCCTTTTTAGAAATCTTTTTTGCTTTTGCCATTATAATTGGTTTTTAAAATTTGTATACTCTTCAAAGATAATGATATTTTAGAAACTACCAAGGAAGATCAACAACTAAATTTGTTTCAGGTAGTAAATCTTTCTTAATTACATCCTGCATTCCTGTTATATAGTCATTACGTAAATACTTTACTAAGAATGTTTTTACATCATTTTTAGATAATGATTTATAATCTTGCGTTGTTACAACTCCTTCATCAGTATCTTTTACAATATATGATCCATGTACAGTTACACTTTTCTTTTCATATGTTGATTTTAATGACTTAGGTATAACTAATGAACCTGTATAAGTAAATATTATTTCTTTTATCAAAGAGTTACCATCTGTCACTAAAGACTCTATATCAAAATAAAACCTTTGAGATAGCTGCTCCTGTACTACAGGTGCCTCTACCTTTTTAATTACCTTTTTAGCTACCTTTTTAGCTACTACCTTCTTTTTAGTTGTTTTTTTCTTTTTCATAATAATGGTTTTATAAATTATTAAAATTCACAGTTACTTAATAATATACAAGTACTGGTTCCATCTTCAAAAGTTATACGTAAGAATGCAGTTTTACCTTCTGTAAAAAATTCTTGTGATTTTATTGTTGTTGACTTTCCATTCAAATAAATATCACCACCACCATCTTGACCGGGAGGACCCTGTGGTCCAGTGGCACCAGTAGCACCAGTAGATCCCGTATTACCTTTAGAACCTGCAGGACCTTGTATTCCCTGCGGGCCTTGACTCCCTGTTGGACCAGTTAAACCTTGAGGTCCTCTTGATCCGGTTGGTCCTTGACTACCTGTAGGTCCTTTATCACCTTGTGGTCCCTGTGGTCCTTGGCTTCCTGTAGCTCCAGTTAATCCAGTTGCACCCCTTGGTCCAGTGGCTCCTGTTGCACCCGGTGCTCCGTCATTTCCATCAGATCCATTAGTTCCGGCAGGTCCTTGAGAACCCGTATTTCCTTTAGCTCCAGCCGGACCCTGAGATCCTGTAGCACCTTGAATACCCTGAATACCTTGTGAACCGGTGTCTCCTTTAGGTCCTGTTAAACCTGTGGGATTACCAACCCAATCACCTTTAATATTAATTACTTGATTACCATCTATAGCCACAGAACCAGCGTCAACAACTCCTTTAACTTTTAATTTACCGGAAGTTGTTAATGACATAGCACCATCATTATTTCCCTGACCTTCATATTTCCAAACCCATCCACGGTCTGCATCATTATTCATTTGGAATACTGTAGCATAGTCATTTAAATAACCATAAGATTGACCGGACACCATTCCTATACCATAAGTAGCTGAAGTACCCCAGAATCTATATTTACTTGCATTATCACCTGAATTAGTATAATGGTATGTTCCGCCATTAGGTCCTGCTGGACCTTGTGATCCAGTATCACCCTTTGCACCCTGTGATCCTGTGTCCCCTTTTGCTCCGGCTGCACCAGCAGATCCTGTTGCTCCTCTAGCTCCAGTATCTCCCTTAGCACCTGCTGCACCAGGATTTCCTTGTATACCTTGAAGACCTCTATCTCCAGTATCTCCTTTGGCTCCCGCTGCTCCAGCTGCTCCAGTTAATCCTTGTATCCCTTGTATACCTTGACTTCCTGTATCACCTTTGGCACCGGCAGCTCCTGCAGCTCCGGTAAGACCTCTAATACCTTGATCACCTTGATCTCCCTTGGCACCAGCGGAACCTGTAACTCCTTGTATACCTTGTATACCCTGATCACCTTTAGGACCCTGCGGTCCTGTATTAGTTGGCATTGTTACAGAATTACTATCACTAATAGTAAGTGTTTGTCCTACTACGGATAATGTTTGCTTATCGGCACATATAGATACAGTCTGTGCTTCTGGATCAATTTCTACATTTGTTCCTTTACAACCTAAAATAGTTAAAGTATCATTGTTACCTTTAGCTACAATAGTAGCAATCCCATTAGTTACATTTTTAAATATATCTTGAGAAGAACCTCTATCTGTATTTGTAATAGTAATAGTACCTCCACTAGTTGTAGAAGTCATTTCTGATTGTATACCACTACCTTGTGCTATTGTTAATGTTTCACCATTTGTAACAGCTGTACTTTCTGTTCCATTTCCTTCTTTAATAGTCCATGAAGACATTGTTCCTTGTGGTACACTAAAAGATGTTGTTAAAGTACCACCATCTCTTTGTGTTAATGTTAAAGTCTTTGTTGAAGATCCACTATCAGAGAATCCTGTAATAGTATTATCATATGCAGAATTAGATTCTGCTGAACTACCACCACTCCAAGTTACCGCACCACTAACAGTTAAAGCATTTGTACTGCCATTAAATGTTAATCCTGCATCACTTGTAATGTTAGATGAGCCATTCCAATATGCTACTCTACCTGATGAACCACTACCTGTTACATTACCTACTTGAGTATTATCTATCTTCTGCCAAGCATCTGTAGCTTGATCAGAAAATACTGCCCAGTCACCTACTGCCCAGTCAGTAATACCATCTAAATTTGTATTACCTGCTGTAGATACAATATAATATTCACCTACATTTCCTATTCCAGTTTGCAGTGCTGGTAAATTAGCAGATGCATTCCATGTTCCCATATATTTTAATACTCCTGTTACAGCTTTATCAATGGCTGCTGATATCTGAGCACCTGTTGCTAAATTAGTAGAAGTAGAAGTTACAATACCGGTATTTGGTGTCAACGTTACTGATGTTGTACCACTCTTAGTTAGTGTATTAGCATTACCAGTTGCAACACTTGTTACACCTGAACTTGAGCTGGTACCTGCACCAATTAATGTTCTAACTTCTGCAGCACTAATTCCTGAATTAAGAGATGGAGTAGTTCCATTTGAAAGTATTGCTGGCACACCAGTATCACTAACCTTAAGATTATTTTTACTAATATCTGATGCTTGACCACTTGTAATAGTTGTTGTATTACCAGCCATTGCAGTTGTAGAGGTAGTTCCAATTACTAAATTAGATGATCCATTACCTGTACCTGCCCCAATAAGATTTCTCATTTCTGAAGCTGATATTCCTGAGTTTAGTGAAGGAGTAGTACCATTAGATAAAACTGCTGGTGTTCCACTATCTGTTATTTTCTTATTGTTATTTGCAATATCTGTAGCTTGTTGAGCAGTGATAGTTGTAGTGTTACCTGCCATTGCAGTTGTTGATGTTGTACCAATAACTAAGTTAGAACTACCATTTCCTGTTCCTGCTCCTATAAGGGATCTTACCTCTGAGGCACTTATTCCTGTATTTAAAGTTGGACTTGTACCATCAGATAAAATTGCAGGTCTACCAGTATCCGGCAATGTATTAGTAATAGTTATAGTTCCACCACTACTTGTTGATGTCATCTCAGATGTAATACCTGTACCTTGAGCAATAGTAAAAGTCTCTCCGTTAGTAACAGCAGTTGACTCAGTACCATTACCTTCTTTTATTGTCCAAGAGCTCATGGATCCTGAACCTGTTCCAGCTCCAATTAATGACCTTACTTCTGCTCCAGTTACTCCGGAAGCTAAAGTTGGTGTACCTCCACCACTAAATATACCTGGCTCAGCATAAATAGTTGAACTATTAAACGCATTAGATCCAAATGTATATGTTTGATTTGTAGTACCACTAACACTAAACGTAAGTGTGTTACCTGATTTAGTTATACCATTAAGATAAAAGTTTGATGCAGAGGTTAAATATCTACCATCTAAATCTACTGTAAGATCTCCTAGACCTGAACGTGTCAATGTTAAAACTCCATTTGTTGTATTAAAGCTAATACCTGATACATAATTATTTGTACCTGTTTTATCATCAACCCATTCTACAGTTGTACCTGTTGTACTAAGAATCTGACCTTTAGTACCAGCAGACCCTGAATGATCAAACAACCTACCACCTGTCCCTAAAGAAACAGTAGTATCTACAGTGTTACCTTCTAAAGATAATAATCTTTGTGAGCCAGTTATTGTTGCCATATTATTTCTTTTTTCCTCTTAATTTAAACTTAGTCATTTTTTGTTTAATTGCAGGATCCATTTCTGCTGCATACTTAGTTCCAAACAGTATAAAATCTTCTGTATCACTCATCTTATATGCATTTTTAGATATATCACCTGATGCAGATATTTTTACTAAAAGCTTATCCCCTTGTTTTGAAAATGTATGCTCTCCCGTATCTGTTCCTGAATATATTTCCCACGTTACTCCATCATCATTAGATACATAGTAACTAAGTGTACATCCATTAGGAACAAAATAATCTACTCTATTCCAAAAAATAAAATCAATAGACGCAGAATTATCTAATGTATAAGGACCATATACCACTTCCCAATCAGGAAAAAAATGATTAGCATATTTTGCATCCCAAATTCTAAAACCATGCCCATCGTATCCATAACCCATCTGAATCCACCATTCTTCACCATTTGTTGAATACATTCTAGTAATGTTACAGCCATAATCAGCTCTATAAGATCTACCCCTTCCTTCTGATGTAGTATCTTCAACAACTGTATCATGTCTACGTAATGCAACATACCTGTTATTATCTGGATCTAAGAATCCTGGTATCATAGCTCCACCTCTATCTGCTGCAGTAGGGATAAAATTAGGATGACCAATCATCTTATCAGTTGGTTGACCACCTTGAACATCTTGATACTTTGTGCCTGCCCTCATTAAAATAGCATAATTATTACCAGGATTAGTACCACCTTCATATGTAATCTGTAAAACTGTTACTTTTGTCCCAGTAAAACACGGTGTTACATCAACTAGACTATGCCTACCAGCTGCCCCAACCCAAAATATATTTGGTTCATTTATTGGATCAGGTATAAACCATCCTTGTTCATATCCATCATCTCCTTGTCCTGCATCACCCATATCAACATAAACTGATTTAGGATTAGCTGTTGATGCATCTAGTATCAAAGAAAAATTTGCATTATGATAATAAGCATATAATATTCTGTCATTTATTGAATCATACATAATCCAACCTCTATATCCATTTCTATCTACAGGTGCTGAACCTTCAAGCATTATGTTTCCTGCTGTTGCATCCATATACAATCTTTCTTCAACACCAGTCTTCATATTTCTACGCATGCATCTTTTATAATGTCTTGCATCATAGTCAGATGCATATGCCCATTCTCCTGCTGCACATAAGCCTCCTACATAATATAACCCTGTGCTTTCTACATAACCTCCACCAGTATCTTGTGATCCTATATATATTTGAGGATTACTGTGTGTTGGTCTTGGGTCTTTAACAAAGGTTGATCCTCCATTCATAAGACCGCTGTAGTCAAATGTAGTATAGCCATTAACATTATAAGTCATAACTACACCTTTCTTATTTTTTTTATCAATACAAATAGATTGAATGTGGTTGTATGTACTACCTGAGTCTCTCCATAGAAAATTAGAATCAAAAAACAACCTAGTCATTGAGCCATCATCATTAAGTCTGCGTACTGCAAACCCGTCACCCCAACCTACTGTAAAAAGCAAGTCACCATCTATTTCATAAGCAGTTGTATAACCGATAAGTCTATCTCCACCATCATATTCACCACCACCTGAAGACACAGTAACATTACTCATACCTCTTTTAGTTACAGGTACAATAGCAACTTGCCCACTATAATTATTAGAGGCACACCCTACAATGGACTTTATATTACTTTTACTTACGTTAGTTGCTTTAAACATTCTTGTATTTCAAATTGTAACATTTTAATCATACTATCATTAGAACCTGCAGGAGCTACGTTTACCATATTTAACTCTTCAGCTAATGCTTCTTCAAATTCAGCTAGACAGTCTAACCAGTACTGTCTATCATCTGTTGTTTCAGTTCCTCTTTCTGACATCTTATGTTGTTATTACTTCCACCCAAAACTGATGAAAATTTCTACTTGCTCCTACATTATGCATGTAAGATGAATTCATTCCACTATAAACTAATAATGCATTACTTCTTGATAATGCAGCTTTTGTAGGTTGTGAGTCCATATATATTTCTATATGGTCTATAAACCTTGATAAAGGTAAATCATATTGAACATAATATGCAGATGGTAACTGTATTACTGACATATTGATCACAGACAGTACACCTGAACTATATGCTTGACTTACTAAAGTAGGACTTGAATATATACCTTCTTTAACAGCATACACTCTATATGACATTGTACCACTAGTATTAAATGTAGTGTCTACAATAGTCATTGTACTAGCAAAATCATCTTGTGGTACTTGACCTATAATACCAAAATCTGCACCATCATCTGATGACCAAACTTGATAGTAATCTATACTACTTGTTGATGATTTACCAAATATAACTTCTATTGTTTGACCAACTACTGAAGCTGATACATTGGAAGGAGCACCTGGCATTGGAGGTCTATAATTGCTTATAGCATTATCTACATATGTTTTACTTGTTGCATCTGTACCAGATGAAACTGTGTCTACACCTTGTATTCTTCCTGTACCACCAAGAGTAATATCACCACCTGATACTATTATATCATTGGCAAAAGTAGAATTACCACTTGTGTCATTTATTGTTGTTGTTTTTCTATTTGCCCATCCAGTATTCCAGTTATCAGGAGAAGAGTTTATCTGCAATCCTGATTCAGCATTTATATAAAGAAATTCATTTGTTTGTCCTGTTGCTACAGAATATGCTTCACCTGCATTTAATACAAGTTGTTGTCCACCACCTCTAAGATAACCGTTAAATTGTGTGTTACTTGTAAATGTTTTGACACCACCTATTGATTGTGTGCCTGAAGTTCTTACTACGGTGCTATCTACTTCAATTGTACCTGTTGAGGTTATTGTACCACCTGTAATACCGTTTGTAGTAGCTATAGAAGTAACACCTGAGCTTGTAACATATCTTCCGTCAAGATCAACTGTTACTGCACTAAGACCAGATCTATTAAGTGTTAATACACCATTAGATGTACTAAAAGATGCAGAACTTAAATAATAATTTGTTGTTGTATCTTTAGAAATAATCTCAATAGTATCTGTAGAAACATCTGTCTTTATTGTAATGTTAGCACCTGCCTTAAATGTAAGTGTATCATTATTATTATCTGCAACAATATCAGATTGACCAGCTGCTGCAATATTTTTAAATATGTTTTGAGCTGAACCTCTATCACTGTTTGATAAAGTTATTGTACCACTTGTTGTTATTGTTCCTGTACCAGATAAACCATTAGAACCCGTAACAGTAACTGAGGTTATAGTACCTGTTCCACTTCCTGCACCAATATCAGATAAAAGTTGTGCTTTAGTTCTATACTTCAATGCTGAACCATCCCATACTAATATACCAGTATACGTACTATTATCATTACCTATACTAGTAACACTAGATGATCCATTTATTTCTATTGAAGATAAAAAACTTATAGCCATGACATTTTATTCTTTGTTTGCAATATACGTATTTTTAAAAAAAAGGGGAAACACTAAATTCTAGATTTAAATGCTTCCCCTTTAAATTCTACTCTTTATTATCCTACAAGTTGCATTACTACTGTAATATTATTTGCACCTAAATTACTAGTTGCAGTAAATGTTACAGTTCCCGTTGTTTGATCAGCAAGAACATCCATAAATACCTGTCCACCTTTACTATCATAAGTTTGAATAATCCAAGGTCCGTTAGCTAATCCATGAACACCTGTTGCAATTGAAAAGGTGTTTGTATTAGTTGCTGGATAAGTACCTGTGTATGATCTTTTAGATTGAGCACTTGCTAATGTTGCTGGTGTTACATATCTAAATGTATCTGTTCCTGCATCTACTTCAGTTTGTGTTGCAATCTCTGTAACACCAACTGATCCTGTTGCAGCATTAGGTAATGTTCTTTTACTCATTGATGTAATAACACCATCAGTAACATTAATCTGATCTACAACATCTACATTACTTGTATCAAGATCTGTACTAGTACCAATCTCTTTGTTAAATGTACTTGCTAGTTGAGCATCACTAATTCCACCTGCTTTAACAGTAATGAATCCAGTTGCTGTACCAGCAAAAGTTGCACTACTAAATCCAGCAACACCTTTTTCAGTTGCTCCATCTGTAGCACCTACACCCGCAATGTTTTGATCTTGTATTACTATAGCATAATCTGAAGCTGGAGGATTAGAACTTGCTGCAATTGTTTGATTAGCATAAATTGTATCACCAACCTCTACTGCTACCGTGCTTCCATTAAATGTTATAGTACCATCTTTAGTAACAACAAAGAAATCACCCGTTGTAAGAGCAATATTACTTGCTCCTGCTATTGCTGGTGAGTTTGTAGATGCATCATATCCACCTTGGAATACACCAACTCCGGCTACAAGTGCTTGTACTTGTCCTAAGTTAACACCATCTGTGCCTGCAGTACCTGATGCTACACTAGTTAATTTTTCCCCACCTATACTTAAAGAAGCAGTTGGAGTTCCAAGTACATTAAGTGGTATGTCTACTAAGGGTGCTTCTACAACTGCTCCTCCAGCACTATCATCACCTAATAAGATTTTATCATCTGATTCTGCAAAACCGCTATGTCCACCTGCAGAAGCAACTATACCAGCTGCAGAGTAATCAACTTCTACATTAGGTACTGTTGTTGCTGTTCCTGTTACTTTAGCTCCATTTGATGCAGTAACGCTAGTAACTGTACCAACTGTGTAAGTTCCTAAAGTTAAATCACCCAATATTACTTGAGAAGAAGAACCTGCTCCAGCAATATTAATTGTACCTGAAGTAGTAATAGGACCTCCAGTAATTGTTAATGCATTACCTGTTTCAGTAATTTCTATACTTGTTACACCTGATCCAGAGTCATTAACCCATTCTACTACACCCGTTGAAGAAACAGCAAGTCTTTGCCCGTTTCCACCAATTCCTAATGTAGCTAATGAATTTGCAGCATCTGAAAATAATATATCTCCTTTAGTATATGATGATTTACCTGTACCACCATTTGCTTCAGTTAATGTACCAGCTAGTGTAATTGTTCCACTAGTTGTAATAGGACCACCACTTGTTGTTAAACCTGTAGTTCCACCACTTACATCAATAGAAGTTACAGAACCTGCACCTGCATTGATATAAGTTGCAACTTGAGATAAGTTTGCAAATTTAGCATTGCTATCTTTACTATCAGAAAATATAACTTTATCTATTGCTTGTAATGTAACAGCTGTTCCATCTGCTGCTGCTAATACAACGTTATCTGTACCTGCATAATCAACTGCTAATGTTCCAGCTCCTGTAACAGGACCACCAGTTAAACCAGCTCCAGATCCTACAGAAGTTACTGTACCATCTTTTCCAAAACCAGGAAACTTACCTAGTTGTTCATAATAGATAGTTTGATCATCTGCTGCAGAGTACCATAGAAAGTCTTCATCTGTAATTACTCGTTGAGTTGTTGCTAAAATAGCATTTGCTGCACCTGAATATGCAATGTTTACTGTTGGAGTATCTGTTGTTTTTCCGGTTACACTAATACCTGTTCCAGAAGATACATCAGTTACTGTACCATCAAACTCATCATTTGATGTAACTGTTAGTGTATTACCAGATCTAGTTACAGTTGTTGTACCAGCTCCTACTATTAATACATCATCATTAGTTCCGTCTGATCCAACAAGTCTTACACCTGCTGTTCCATTTGTTGAACCAACACCTGATAAATCATAAGTTGTGTCACCATCTGCACCTGTTGTTATATCAACCCATGCACTACCATCATATAACTTTAGATTATTTGATGTTGAATTATAATATATTTTACCAGCTACTCCTGTTGGGTCGGCCCCAAGAGGTTGAATTATTACATTCTGAAGCTGGTTACTGTTCAGGTTAATATTACCTGAGACATTTAAACCCGTTAGAAATTGTACTGCCATTATTTTATTTATTTAGTTGTTATTATATTTAATTTAAAAAGACACATCCTGAAAAAGATGCAGCAAATGTTATTTTTAATTGTTGTGAACTTATATATTCTACATTACCTACTACTACTGTATTTGCACTATCTACTACTGTTACGGAAGGATACTCTCCTAAGTTATGTGTAACTGTCCAAATAGATGACGCTACTTCAAAACATTCTGTATATGTACCTTGATCTGCTAATACTCCTTCTAGGTCAAGTATTGTACAAACACTACTTGGTGTCTCAGGACAACTTACACTTGCTTTTAAGTTAATCTTTGCTAAAGGTTCTACAAATACCCCGGCTGTTTCTGTTGCAGCTACTACTTTATTACTAGATGCATTTTGCCAATCACATAAATCTTTTCTAATAACTGCTAATTCCATATCTGTGTAACAGCATGCTTCAATGCCAAATCTAATAGATTGAAAATTTGCATATACTTGTTTTGCAAATGTTTGTTCTACATTTATTTGTTTTAGTAGTGCAAGTTCTTTTACTTTTTCAGCATTAGAATAAGATCTTATTGCTTTAGCCATATTATTTATTTCTTAAATCTTGTATCTGTTGCCTAGCCAATTCTCTATTCAAATTACTTGAGGTAGATACATCTGCTTCAGCTTTTGTTTTACATTGTTTACATACAATAACTCCATTACCTAATGAAGCTTTTTGACATCCACAAGTAAATTGTTTATTACAGTGAGCACAGTTTGCCATTTCTTTTTGGTTTTACATTAAATATTTTGAACTAGATCCACAGTCTCCTGATGGACAAGATATTTTATTTAGTCTACTTTTAGCATAGTTATAAAGTTGCATACCATGTGCAGCAGATTGACAATATTCTACATTGGCAACAGCAGCATCAATAACAGTTCTTATATAACTCATTTCAGCCAATAGTGATTGTTTTTCTGAATCTGGCTGACAAGCTTGAACTTCTAAATCACATAATACTTCATAATAAGTAGTTAGTAATCTAGTTACTCTTAAATGATTATATTCTACATAAACTTTAGAGTTAGGTGATACACTATACTTAATAATATAAACACCATCAGGAATCTTTTCTTGTGTAGTTCCACAACCGGTAGTTTGCAAAGCCATTGTACATGCCGTAAGACACATATCAAAATCTTTATCAACCTTTATAAGAACAGGAACACTAAAGCCTGGGAGAGTAATTAATAACTCTTCACAATCCACAGCAAGCTCTGAACTATATTGACTTGTATCTTTAATACATAGTAAATCACAGTTGGATACTGTGGGTATTTCTAAACTTAATATATGTTTGCTTGCCATTTTTTAGTACTTTATTACACTATATAGATAATATACAAAAAATAACAGACAATATAAAATAAAAAGAGCAGGAGATTTCTCCCCTGCTCAATTATTTCAACTATAAAGTCTTAGAGTTTACCAGTAAGCATTCTCTTCAACAGGAACATCATTACCTTTTGCAGTTGCCCACGCAGATAAAGCATCCATTAGTTTTTCAACTTCTGCTTGTGCAGCAGCATCAGAACATTTTACATAGATCTTATATACATACTGATCATTATCAAACACTCCAGAAGGATTGTTGAATCTTGGTACAGAATGTTGGATGTAATATGCTTTGTATGTTGCAGTACGGTCTACAGCAGATAAGAGCTCATCAGACATTTCAATCTCTCTCAATCTAGCACTATCAGCATTTCCTTGGTTATAAGGAGACTGACGGTATCTTTCTGACATGATTAAATCTCTAACTACTTCTTCACCTTGAGTTTGTTGCATTGAACCTGGAGTTCTTGAAGCAACACCACAGTCATTACATACTTCACCTGTTTCATCCAATTCAGAAACAATGATTTCAACTGGTTCAGCATTAAAATGATCTCTTGTGTCAAAAGAACAGTTACCAAATACAGTATCAACATAGGCTCCAACAAAGTTGGCAGCAGCACTTACTTGGTCAGCAACTGGATCAGTTGAAGGTGTGTAAGTTCCGTCTAAAGCCTCAGCAATAGTGTAAGTTGTAGCAACACCTGCTACAGTAGCAACAATACCACCTCCTGATGCTTCAGCAACAAAAGGCTTGATTAATGGATCAGCTAAAGCCATTTGAGCCATAGTAGCTAGTACTAATACTGGATCAATATACTCTTGTCCATCAATGCAGCAAATGTTTGCTGAATCAGCAATTGCATAAGCATTGTGATTTAAGAATCTTAGTGCAGGTGAACCCTTTACATCAATTCTCATAAATTGAGTTTTACCACATGGTGCACAATCAGCTGCTAATGAAAGACTAGCTGTTGCTTGAGATGCAGTAAGGCAATTTGCTTGCCATAATCTTGTAATATATCTTGGGTTGATCCCTTTAGATTTTACAGATTCTTTGTACCCACCGTGTCCAGGATTGTTTCCAATAGTATCTTTAGAATAGAATGAACCTTGTACAACGTAGCCAAGTGCTCCTGCAACAGGTGCTCCTGGTAATGCTACTGATGCCCAAGTGGAATCATCTACTAAAGCTACTTGACCAGCGGTAAGAGCGCTTGTTGCAGTACCTGCTGTTGCCAGCGTGCTGTCTGCAATAAACGTCTTGTTAAACGCATGATTAAAATAAGCCATAATTATTAATTTTGTGTAAGGACCATTACCCTCACTGGTTATAAATAAAGATTTTAACAGTTTACTCTGCTCGTAACTTATGTGTTACTATAATAATATAATCAATTTTTATTAAAAATCATATATTAATTATTTCTTTCTGCTGCTTGAACACCTCTTTGTGCTTGATACATATTTTCTATATCACCAGCAATTAATGCTGCAGTGTCATCTAACATAACTTCTACTAAGTCATCTTTAAATTGACAATTTACATTTGTGGTACTTGTTAATCCTGTATAAGGATCAACACAACCTTCTACTTGTATTAGTACAGGTTTTTCATAATAAGTCAATATAGGATTAACAATATTAAAATTGCTAGTCCTATATATTCTTATTGTATTTCCTAGCATAGTACAAAATGTTTCACCCCAATCAAAATCTGGATTTTTTAATGGATCCCTTAATAACAATGATACATTTGCTTCTTCAGCTAAATATACAGTCATTGACCTTGGTGTACAACAATCATCTTTTGCTTGTGTAGTAACACGTTTAAATTCAAGATATGTATCTACTGGAAAATTATTTGACTGAAAGTAATCATCTGTCTCAGCACCAGTAAGGCTTAACTCTCTAAGTAATGGTTGTAAATCATCTATTCTTTTTTTAGATAATTCATCACCTTCCTTATACATGTTTCCACCATGTAGATTTCTTCTACACCACTCTATTTGTGCTTTATTAAAAGCCTCAACAAATTGCCAACACTCTATATTATCATAGTCATTGCTGTCTAGCTTATTAAGCCTTTGTTTTAATTTAATTAAGAGTGTACTATTTTCCATTAGTTATATGTTTATGAATTCCAATATGGTTCTATCTTATCCATTAAAGAAAGAAGTTCATCTTCATTATCCGGCTTCTGTAAAAACTCAAGAACTTCAGATGGTCTTTTACCCATTCTGATACCACTATCAATTGGTTCAATCCATCCTCCAGCTTTTGTTGTAATAAACCTATAATATAAACCATCTTTAATTAATGCTCTAATTTTTAATTCTTCCATATCAAGTTGAGAAACATCTAAAAACTGCTGTGCAGCTCTTTTTTTGTTTGACTCTCCACCATGACCATTAACGTATGCATCCATGTTTTCATACATAACATCATTGGGTGTATTCTTTGTATACTGTACACTGTCTACATCTGCTACTTTAGCTACATACATTAATTTTGTAGGATTAGTATCATACAAACTTTGTAAAGCAGATAAAGCTTTATTCTTTAATTTAGTTAATTCAGTTCTTGTTGTAAGAGTTTCTTCAACAGTATCTAAATAAAACTTAGGATTATTTTGTGATTTCTTAGCTTCTTTCAATGATCCTGCAACAATAGAAAATCCACCTGCTCTAATTGCATGAAGTTTAATTCTATCATATGGATCTACTTCACCATCTAAAAACACTGGATCATTACCACATCTTAAACTAATTTTATCCCAAAATTTAGAGTTATCTGGCTTCATGACAGTTAACTTATTCCAAAAATCTTTATCATCTGGATCAACTACATTTGCAGCTAACTCAGCTTCAAGCTCAGAAACTACTTTTCTAATTTCTGCAATTTTAGCCTTTTTTTCTTTGGGAGGTAACATTTTTACTTTTGGATCAAATTCATTCAATCCAGTAATGTACCTCTTCACTCCGTTCATTTCTAAACATGCAAGTGACTCCTCATGAAATACCCCATCATGTAGGGATAGACCATAAGTTTCTAAACCCATATTTTCCTTATTAGGATTAAAGTATGGTCTTATAGCAATAGTGCTGGTCTTTTTTGTATGTTGATACTTTTCAACAATTGTGTAATCTTCCATTTTTTGGTTTTTAAAAATTAATAATTATTACTCTGGTCAAATTGTATACCGTAGTATACGCTTCTATTATTACTAATATTTCTAAAGCAAGGTTTAACCCTTGCTAAAGTATTTGACTATACTTCTTCAACTACTGGTATAACAACTTTAAGTAAGCCTGCTGTATGATATATATCTCCTGTCTTTAGTCCTGCTGCAATTGCTGCTGCATTATCTAAATACGAAGAAGAAACAGCCACATCACGTATCCAAGATATTACTTCATTTACATGTAGTAATCTTGCGTTTCCTGTTTCTGCTCTTGATACACCGTCATAAGCTGGGCTCTCAAATTGTTGCTTCAACTTAGTTATTTGTTTTGGTGCTGCCATGATTGTTATATTTATTAGTTAAAAATAAAAAGGGAGGAGGTATTAGCCCCTCCCCTTTAATTATGGTTCCTAGAATGATCCTCCTGTTACAGGGTTTCTCATTACAATTTTAAGAACTTTGGTTGGATCCTTAACCCAAATAGCTGGCATAGTCTGAGTCATATAAACTCTATATCCATTAAACTGACCAGTAGATGCAAACCCTTGAGTTCTTCCCATGTAGTCCATAGTACCATTTTGGTAGAACCACTTAAGTTGATTATCCCAAGAAAGTTTCAACAAGTGAATGTTGTCATTTCCTTC